TAAACCTTCGCCTGTATTTCTTAATACATCATTATTAATGTTAATGTTGTTTTTAGTAAGTTGTCCAGGTAGTGTTAAGTTTCCGTCGATATCTATATTTCCGGTTTGCGTAATATTTCCAGTTTGAGTAATATTACCAGTATGGGTTGTATCTCCGTTAATGTTAACTTGTACAGGAGTAAATCTTGTAACAAATCCAATATCTTCAAATGTAGAAACATTATCCCATTCAACAATATTGTCTACTGAACGAAAGATAATGTCAATTGCTGTGCCTTGAGGTGTAAAACTAAACGTTAAAAGCTGATCAACAACTAATCCACTTGTTTCGTTCCATTCTTGTAATGTACCTACACCTGATTCAAATATTCTTAAGTAGAAAGGATTTCCGTTTGATGCACTTCTAAATTGTGCTTCAAAGTCGTATGTTTTTCCTGCTTCGACTGTAATTTCTTGCGCTACGTTTCTTGCTGATCCAGTAGCATCAATTCTTAAATTACCGTTTGTAGATGTTGCTGATCCGCCTCCTGTTTCTGCCCAACCAGAAAGATTTGAATCAAATGTTCCGTTAGTAATAAGTTCAGGACCATACTCGTATGTTGTAGTTGATAATTCAAGAGATGTTTGTCCTGTTACAGTTAAATTATTATCAACAGTTGCAGAATCAGTAATATGTAAAATACCAGTTCCGCTTGCACGTAATTCTAAATTAGCATCGTTAGTTCTTGTTTGAACAAAATTATCTCTAACTTGAATATTGTCAATTAACAATTCGTTGGTTTCAAGATCGCCGCCAAAATCTAAATCACCAGTAAGATTAATATCACCTGTAATCTCTACGTCATTATTAAATGTTGACAATCCGTTTACTGAAAAATCTTGTACTACATTTACATTATTAGTTGGAATATAAATGCGTCCTACACCATTAGATCTTAATTCAAGATTTGCACTGGACACATCAGTAGTAATAACATTACCGTCAAAAGTAATATCACCTGATTGCATTTTGCTAAGATATGCATCAACCCATTGACGTTGTGTTTCGCCTAAATTAAATTTTAATGTTTGATTTGGATTAATGTTTTGTTCAAACTGTACATTAAAAACTAATTTATCTGCTTCAGTATTTCTTCCTGGTTGATCACCTGCAATGTTTAGTGTTCCGCCAAAGCTAAAGTTGTCAATAATATCTAAGTTGCCAGTAATATTAGTATCACTGTTAATATTAATAGTGCCTGTACTACCTTGTAAATTTAAATCACCAACTGTAGTAATAATATCATTATCTGAAATTCTTATGTTGCCTGTAGTTATATAACTGCTATCGATAACTGATGTTCCGCCAGGTGAGTTAATAGTCAAACCTGTTAAAGTGTCGATATCAGCAGTATCAATATTTAAACTTGTATTTCCATCTTCTAAGTTAACAAAGAAATTATCGCCTACTCTAAAATTACCAATTTGGTCTGTAGACACATAATGTATTTGTCCGCTGTTTAGTTCAACTACTTCGTTTGCTTGTATAACTAAATCTAAATCGTTTGTTCTGTCAGAACCTGCACCTATATATGCAAAGTTATGCTGTATTAAATACATTAACGTATCAGCACCGTCTGCTACTGCACCGTATGTACCATATACGTTAGCTGAACCAATTGAGCGCAATTCTGCACCATATATTACTGTACTACCATCTTCACTTGTTCTACCTGTTGCACCGTTAAATGCATACAATCCTCTGTTTGCAAAATATGTAAAACTGTTTAACCATTCGACCCTAACACCGTTTGTCATATTAATTACATCTGCGCCTGGAGTTATAAATGTACAACTATGGAAAAGCATTGTAGCATTAAAACTTGATGAATTTATTTCTGCGCCGTCAATCCAAGCTCCTCGTCCTGCATCTCCATCACCCGGATTAGTTTCTTGTGTAATTACAGTAACATTTTGAATATAAGGACTGCGTTCAGTCATTATAGCATTAGGTGCAAAGCGGAAAGCATATCCTGTATTGTTTGTGCTATCGTAATAAAAATCTTTAACTGTTAAATTAGCAATAGTTGTTTTATCATTTAAATGAAATACGTCTTCGCTTTGACTACTGGTGTCTGGTAAAATTACTGTATTTCGAATATCTTGTCCAATTATACTAACGTTTTCAGGCACTACTAAAGGAAGCTGTTCTTGATATTCGCCTGGAGAAACAAAAATAGTAAATGGTTGATTGCCACTTGGTTCTGCTCTTGATAATGCTTCAGATATTGTTGCTAAGGGACCAAAGAAATGATCTCCAACATTATTATCATCGCCGTGTGTAGCAACATAAACAACACCGCCAACTCGAGTGTTTAAATCAATAAATCCTGCAGTGATTGCTCCTGAATCAACTGCCGATCCATTAATTAAATTTGTATAAAAGACGTCCCATCGATTTGATGCACTACCAAGGTCAAATCTCCTATCTTGAGCTGGAATAATATGAGAATTTACATCTGCTTCAATTGCAACAGTATCAGTAATTTGATCACCAAATGTAACTGTTCCGTCAAAAGTAAGTGTTCCTGGAGTATAAATGTTTCCAAACACATTTAGATTGTTTATTATTTCCGTTGTTCCGGTACCATTAGGTGTTATATCTATATTGGCATTTGAACTAATAGTACTAATAATATTATCACTAATACGTATAGTACCATTTTCCATGTTAGCCATAACAATAGCTTCAGAAGCATTTAAATAAATGTCTCCTAAGAGTACTCTAAATGTACTATCAGTAATATCAAACCCCGGTACACTTGCTCCGTTATTAGAAATAAGATTTGTAGTGCGTGTTGTACCAAGTATTTGAAGTTCTTCTGTAGGCACAGAATTATTAACACCAATTTTATTGTTGTTAACATCTAAATATAATAGTTGTGTAGTGTTTAAGTCATTACGAAAGGCTAAATCTTTGCCTTGTCTTTCAAGATTTTCTTGTAATAACGGACCGGATATTCTACCTACTTGTGCCACTCATATTCTCCTTGACACAGTATTTATTGAATTTACTTGTCGAAGTTATGTAGGACTGTTATAGGTTTTGCTAAGTCAGGAGCAGATGTGAATTTAATATACCAGCCGTCTGCATAAGGTGCTCCCGGACCTGTTAGGTTACCGCCAACACTTTGTTCAAGTGTATAGTTAGAACCTGAAATTTGAAAAACGTTTTCAACAAATACTAATATGTTTTGTGCAGATGCAGGAACTGGAAAATCTGTATCTTGACTGTCTAAAGGACCAAACACGGTTTCAGTTGCATCACCGTTTCCTAAATTTTGTTGTACAATGCCTGGATCTTGGTTTGGTTCTTTGAAGCGTAATTCTCTCCAAGCACCATTTTGATATGCTTCAAATTGATCGTCGTCTGTATTATAACGCAAATGACCATTGTTTGGACTTGCAGGGCGTTGTGCTGTTGTTCCTTTAGGGACAAGCATAACATTGTTGCTGTCTACAATTACTTGATCGTCTATATCGTACTTAACACCTTTTCCGTAAATGTTACGTAGATTTGTATTTTGCGCTTTAATAAGTCTCATTTATACTTCCAAATAGCTTACTGTTGCTACTAAGTTTGTTGCGCCGCCACCAATATCTGGTTCTGCAACAAAACTTACTTTGTCACCAGGTTCTAAAATAATTTTTTCACTGTCAAATGTAAATGTTTCACCGGCTGGTAAATCAAGTTCTTTAACAATTATTGTTTTAGTATTGCTTAAGGCTTCGCCACTTTTAATCAAATGCATGTCAAAAGATGCCGAGTCTGTTGCGTGTGTATTACAAACCATAACTGTAGTAATAGCGTATCCGTTTTGTACACCGCCTGGGACTGTTAAAAGATCTAATTGTGTTGTGTTTAATTGTGCGTTTTCTATTGCCATCTTTTATACCTTTAAAATATCATACTAAACAACAAAGATCTATTTCTACTTACAATCTCGTCGCTTGTATTGTTACTATTTACATAATATAGCCCTGTTTGGCCTGGTCCTTCGACTTTAGCATACATTTTAATACCTTCTACTGGTGCTAAAGGATCAATTGCTAAATCGTTTTCATAAGGCGAAAAAGGTATTTCTAAATTATCATTAATTTTTACACTTCCAGTACCAGGTGCTCCTATTTCTAAGTCTTGGTTACTTGAAGTTGTTGTAATTGCACTACCTTCAATTCTAATATCTTGCGTTTCAAATCTATCGTCATAAACATTAGTATTGTTTACACCGTCTACAGTAATTTTAACCCTACTTGGTTCAAATCCTGTTTTTCTAACAGTACCTGAATTGATTACATAATTAGCAACATTTGCTCCTGTAGTATCAACATTAACTCTAAATGCTGTAGCCGAAACAATTTCTGTTATTTGAATAGCTGTTCCATTCAAATTTTCAATTGCATCTCCGCTACTAACACCAAAGATATCTACAGTGTCAGCTGTATTAAATCCGTGCTGTCCTAATGTTTCTATTGTAGTTACACCATTTCCAGATGTTACAGAAACAATAGATCCTAAAGTATGCGTCTGGTCAATAATTTCTACACTTGTGTCACCTTCAGCAATCGTGTCATAAAATTCGTTAGCAAAAACATATTCAACGTAATCTTTAACTGCTTTAGCATTTGGAATATTATCATCATCGACAATAATTGCACCTGTAGTAGGATCTGGTGTAATAACACTATTTGCATAATTCCAAACTTTTTCTTCGTAGTTAACTGTGTTTGTAACTGTAATTACGCCTGCACCTGTGTTTACATAAAGGTTACCTTGTGAAACAATTCCTGGAGTATTAATAGGAAGTTTTTGAGCACCAATTGTGCCTCTTCCTGTAATTGCATAAAATGTTCCTGTTCCTGAAGTACCGCCAAGGTCCCATGAAACTTGTTCATCGAATAACCATTCAGCATTTGGTAAATCACCACGATCAATTTCTATACCAGAAACATATCCTACACTTGCTGGTAATCCACTATCAGTTCCTGCGCTTAAAACAATTATGTTATCTGCAATAGTTACTACTGTTGAATCAACTGTTGTAGTTGTACCTTTAACTTCTAAGTTACCTGTAATAACAGTATTTCCGACTAAGTCTCCGGTGTCAAGTTTTATTTCGCCGCCTGGTTGTACAGCAACTTTGTAATTACTATTATATACTTTTACTACTCTTGACATTTAAAATTCCTTAGTAAATTAGGGGAGTTGCCTCCCCTAATATATTTTTATCCTTACGGAGCGTCTACTGGATCGTCTGATTCAAAGTCGTCTGCATCTGGTGCGCCGTCAACGTTATCAATAGTTGCATCGTCACCTGCTTCTTCCATTTCAACTGCGCCGTCAGATGTGCTGTCTGACATATTCCAAGCAATAGTTGCTCCTGTATCAAGCGTAACTTTACGTCCTGCAATTTTAGTTACTTGACGAGCAGTGCCGCCGTCGTCTTTAACTGTGATAGTCATTTCATCTGCACCTAAAGCGGCAGATGCTTTGTCTACTAAGAAACAATCCTTAGTTGTAGTACCGTCAGTTACACGAAACTTTTTAGATCCTAACTGCTTTACGATCCATCCGTTTACTGATGCAGAACCATCATAGAATTGTACTTTGATTTCTTCGCCGCCTGCTGTAGGTGGTCCAAAATATCTTTTATTAAGTGGTCTTCCCATTTGTTTTCTCCTATATAAGTAGTCCTATCCGGGTTCTATCCGGTACGCTGTGGGTTAAACAGCATAAGTCCGCCACATGATGCGGCTCGCTATCTGACATATGTATTTATCAAAAGAGAAAAAAGGCTTACAAAGTTTCCCTTGTAAGCCTTTAATTGGAATAAGCAAAATAGGGAGGATTCGGTTATACCTCCAACCCCTCGCCGCAGATACCATTCTGAAACCAGGGAGCCTGTTTCCGCTCGGTAGAGCGATGTGACACAGCGTATTTCTACTACCACGCCTGGGTACCACCCCTAAACAGCCAAGTTCGACGCTCTGGTAAACGCCTCTTCCTTGCACTATATACATTGGACCGCTAAATCCTTTGTAGCTTATGTATACACTATAACATCTTTTATAGTTATGTCAACCAGAAAAATACATTTTTTTTAAAAAAATGTCATTTATTTTTTTGATGTGGTGCTGTCTGATTAGTTGCTTGTAGCACCAAAGGGTATAGTTACTCATACACTCCTCCTATTTAAAGGGTTAAAGTGCGTTCCTTCGCAATATGCTACTTCCGGCCGTTGGGCTGAACGTAATATTATTTATCATTGAAAACCCGCCGAAGCGGGTTATTTGTAGTCTTGCGTTCTACTTGTTCATTACATACATTGTAACTTCAAATCCAAAACGCATTTCTGTAAAAGTTGGTGTTGTCCACATATGCTTTCTCCTTTCACTTATTATTTAAACACAAATAAAAGCAAAAGTCATACGTATAATCATTAAAAGGTCATAAAAAAAGGGCAGTGTTGCCACTGCCCTTTAATTTTGTTATACTACTAAGTAGATCTTAGCTGAATGAAACGTTACCGTTATCAATTCCAACAAGACCTAAGTAGTCAGCCGCGTTACCAAGTGAAGACGCAGTGTTTGACAACTCAACATAACCATAACGTGTCATAAATGATACGACTGGCTCGAATGATGATGGGTCAAGTACTGTTCCTGAGCTCATTAGCGGAATGTATGGGCAATAGAACGCTGCCGCATCTGATTCGCTTGAACCTTTGTAACCGATCAATACTGGTGCATTGTCTGCTGAGTAAGTATTAACGTATACTTTCATTGCGTTGTTTAAAGTACCAACCATCTTAGTGTTAGTAGGTGCTTCAAATGTACCTTCAGTTGTACGAGCGAACGCTGAAGTAGTTGCTGACTGAAGAATTGTTAGCGCGAATGGCGAAACAACTGCCCAGTTACCAGCACCACGTCTTGTACGCTGTGCAATTAAGTTACTTACGCGGTTGATTTGAACTGCCAATGCGGCATGCTCGTCACCAACGAAAGTAGCTGTACCACTTACAGCCGCTTGGTCGTAAGTTTCAGCCGCTGTACCAGCAAGTGTTTGCAATGAAGCAAGTACTTCCTGATCAATTTCAGCAGTAATTTCTTGAGCAAGAGCAGCCATGATTTCTGCTTCAACATCAATACCGTGCATTGACTGAGCATCTTGTGCCGCTTCAAATGTCCAACGAGCACTCAACTTACGAGTTTTCGCTTCGACAGTTTGTTTCAAGATTTGAATTGACATTCTGTTACCAGCTTGTCCTTCAAGTGATGCAGTTGCATCTGCTTTACCGCTTGCGTTACCTGAATACGCTTCAGCAATTTTGAATGGGCTTAGAGCCTCTTCACCTGCTGTAGCACCATTTGCTGTGTCGCTGTAACGAACACGTAGCGTATGGATCTGGCCCACAGGACCAGTCATTGGCTGTACGCCTACCAACTCGTTAGCAATAACTGTTGGCATTACACGTCTGATCACTGGAAGGATCACACGATTTAGTGTTGCAACATTACCGGCAGAAGTAGCACCTGCGGTTGCACTCTCTGACAAATACTTGCGTGTATTTTCAAGAGTTGTTTCCATTACCGCTTTTTTGTTACCTTGTAGGCCTTCAACAAGTGCTTGCTTAGTGTCCTGCCAGCGGCTTTCTAATAGTTCTGACATTTTGGTTTTCTCCTATATTTTATAAACCTGCTAATCGACGAAGCTCAACTACGTTTTCGTCTTTTGCGTTTTTTTCTGTGACACTTGCGTCACGATTGCCTGTTACTTCTTTTGCCTCTGATAGTATTGCCTTCTGCTTGGCTGGACCTTTACCGTCAATAACTGCCGGTAGATATTTGTCAAACGCAGATTGTAGTCTGCTTGTTTGTACTGATTCCAGTAAGTCTGTCATAATATCTTTTTGTTCCTTTGATAAAGGATCAATTAGACTATTAATTGTTTCTTTGCGCTCAACTGATTCAATCAACTTCTGCTTTTCAGCTTCTTTTGATTCTGCTATTTTCTTAGCTTTTTCAGCAAGTACTTTTGCTTCTGATAGTTGTTTTTCTTTAATGTCAACAACTTTCATTAGCTTCGCTACTTCTGATTTCTCATTTAAGTAGCTGTTTGCATATTCGTTGCTAAATGCTTCAAATAGTCTGCGACCAAAGTCGTTTTGACGAGCTGATTCGATATCTTCTTTCAGTGAGCTAATTTCTCTGTTAAGAGACTTGCTAACTGTTTCTGATACTGCTTCAGCACTGCGCTTAATGAAGTTCTTTTGAACTTCAGCAAATTTAGTTTTTGCTTCTCTGATAAGTCTAACTTTAGTTTCAGCTAAGTCTTTCTTATCTTCATAGAACTCTGCAATTTCTTTCGATAGTGCTTCTACAACAAATTCTTCAAGTTTAGCAAATTTATTTGCCATATCTTTCTGATCGTTGTGTAATTCTGAAACTTCTTCGCTTAATTGCTTAGTAACAAATTTCTGTAGTAACTTTGCATTTTCACGCATTGCTACTGCATATTTTGCTTTTGCTTCTGCAAGCTGTTTGCGATCATCTGCAAACTCAGCAATTTCTTCTGCAAGACGCTCGGAAAGCATAGTGTCAATTGCTTCAACCATAGTTTTTTTATCGTGCTCGTATTTTTGTGCAAATTCTTCACGAAGTTCAGCAGTTACCTGCTGTTTGTTTTCTTTGATTTTAGCATTCCAAGCTTCTTCAATTTCAGAACGCACTTCTTCGGAAACTACATCGTTTTCAAAAAGTGTTTTTAGTGCATCCAACATGTTTATCTCTCCTTTTATTGGAGTCTACTGATTATATTAATCAGCGATTCTTTTAAATATTTTTGTGCCTTTGCGTCTTCTTTAGTCGCCTGTGCTAATTCGTATGCCTTATACCCACCACGAGTATTCATTAGATGCTCGTAAATAGGCGTAGGATACGCCCCCGGAGCACTTGGTTGAGCAACGACATCAACGGTGATAATTTCAAAATCTGAAACTTCACCGCTGCCGTCCTCTTTAACATTACCGCTACCTCTTGAAGAGACGCCTAATTTAACACCACTTTGTATCATAGTGCTAACTAATTGCCCCATTGGGGTAGGTAAAATTTTTAACTTGCCGTAGCCGTTTGGGCCATCCATCCACATTTCTGTAATCATATGGCTTACACGATCTAAGTTAATGTTAAGTCCTTCTGGATGATCCACTTCGCCGAGAACACTATAACCTCCGCTTACTTGATCGTTGAGAGTTTTGACAGCCCTACCAATTTCATTTACAGGATATACACGTTGGTTTGCATTACGCACACCGCCTTGTATGCAAATACCTTTCATAAAAAGGTCTTTGCCACCTGTAGCATTATCGGTAGACTCTACGACCATTCCTGCTTGGTCAAATGTCAAATGCTCTCGTAAGAAATTATTCATCCTTTAGTCCTTACTTAGCGCGAGTGCTTACATTATTAAGTGTGCTACCTGCGCCTTTATCTGCAGATTCTGGCTTACCTTTTTTCTCAGCGCCATGTCCTGCTGGCTGGTTCTTCATCGACTTCGATGCTTTACCGCCTGGTACATTTACGTTACCAGCATTATCTTCTTTTGTTGAAGGTTGTGATAGTCCGCCTTGTGTACCGCCACTGCCTCCGTCTGCACCTTGTGCAATATTGGAAGCTGTACCGCCCATGTCGTTAGCGCCTGCTACTGCTGACTTTGTGCTTTTATCGCCATCGTCACCCATTGAAGCATTTACTTTTTCGACATATTCTCTCATTGTTTCGCTTACAGATTTTTCAGCTTTTTTATCTGTGCTTTTATCTGCTTTTGGATCTGCAACTTTCTTTTCGTCTTTCTTTTTAGGATCAACTTTTTCTTTTGCTTCAAACGCAAATGACTCATCTTCTGATTCTTCATCATCGCCTTCGTCATCCATGTCCATGTCCATGTCCATGTCGTCGCCGCCTTCGTCGTCGCCGCCTTCTTTATCCATTAGCTCAGCAAATTCTTGTTGTAATTGGTCTAAAGCATCTTCAAGGTCTTCAATACGATCTTCTACGTCACCTTCGTCGCCGTCCATGTCATCCATGTCGTCGCCGCCCATGTCCATATCTAAATCGTCGCCTGCATCTCCGCCCATCATAGGATCTTCGTCACCCATGTCCATTGGATCTGCTTCAACTTCAAACTCATCAAGATCAAAGTCTTCTTCTAAGTCGTCATCGTCTGACTCATCAACTTCGTCTTCGTCTTCTTTTACTTTAGCTGGCTTTTTAGCCATTGCTGGAGGTGCTTTTTTACCTTTTACACCAGTTGCTTTTCCGCCAGTAGCATCGCCCACTTCGCCTTCGTCTTCGCCGTCAGCATTTTTTTGTGGTTTACCGTCGCTACCGCGTGTTCCATCATCTGGACCAGCTTCATCAATATCTTCATCTTCCTCTTCAGCAAGTAGATTTTCGTAAATATCACGTGATTTTTCTACCACGATTTCGTGGAAAAGCTCTTCAGCGCCTTCCTTGTCTTCGTTAACAAGACGCTCGAGCATTTCTTCAAATTTGGTTAGATCTGCCATTTTTTTCTCCTATAAATGTTTTACCTATGGTAAGGCTGTCAATATTATTTAGTTATATGAAGAAAATATGCGTAGATATAGGCTATTTTTACGCCGTTTTGATAATTTATGTACAAAGATTAAACATTTGTTTAAATTCTTTGATTGTAATATGTTTTAAATTACTAAATTTATTTAGTTCCGGAGGAATAATGTTATCTGGTAATATTACTCTATAAAATGTAATTTGTGGATTAGTTTTAAGTATTGTTGTAGTTTGTCTTAGCCAATTTCCGTAATAAGTAGCGCCATCGTTTTGCTTTTTATAGTTAGGTGATCCGGCATATATGTTGTTAACTTTCTTTAAATTGTCGCCTGTTCCTGCATAATCAAAGCCTAAAATAAAGATTTTTTTGTAACTTGGTAAGTGTTGTGTTGCTAAAAATAGTGCTGTTGGACCTGAACTCCAGCCTTTAGATGGCTTAAAATAGTTCAAACCTTCAATATTTTTATAGGCTTTATTAAGGTTAGTCCACACATTTTTGTTCTTTTTTTGGTAGTTTTTACCTGTAATTTCTAATATCATTTTAACATCTACAGCTACCAAATAGTCAGGATCCATCTCTCGATATATAGCATTACATCCGTAAACTTTGCCAAATTCTTTTAATTGTTCTGGATCTATACCTTTACGTGATAGACCATTTCCTAAAACAAAACCGTATGTTTTGTTCGTATGATCATTTACAAGATTAGGCGTATAAGACTCTAACGCTTTTTGTCTTCTACGTTCTGCTAATAATGTTTGTATTTGTTGTTTTGTGTATTTAGACTTGTCTAACTTTGGCACTACACCATTCCCGCTTCTGCTTGAGCCGCTATTCCATACATTTGTCTAACAAACTCAAGTTCGTTTTGTTTTTCTCTATTATGAAGTTCTGCGGCTTTGCGAGCGCGGTTAATTTGTCTTAAAGACAAACGTGTTTTTCGTGTATCACTAAGGTCTACAACACTATCGTCGTAAACTGGATCGTAGCGATCATCTTCTGCAGGCAGAAGTGTTTCTTTATCGTAATAAAAAAGCTCTCTTAGTATCATGTAAGTATTTATCTTATATCACTTGATCTGTTGTTGGAGGTGCTGTTCCTCCAGCATCGCCGCCTGTTGCTGTTTCTGGAGGTGTTCCTTCTCCTCCGTCAACTCCGCCTTCACCGGCAGGTACTTCTTCTTCACCGGCAGCTAAGTCTGATCCCATTCCTGCTGAACTTATTCCAACGCCTCTCATTTCTGCGGCAGCGTCAGCTGAATTAGGTTCTATATCTTCGTCGTTTTCTTCTCGCCACAGTCTTTCGTTTTCTGCAATTTCTTCTGCACTCATTCCTAAGAATCGTTTTAATGCAAATCTATTTGATACGTAAGGTATTGCACTCATTTGAGTAAATGTTGGTACACGAGCATTGTCAAGTTCTGATTGTCTATAAGCCGCAAAGTTTTGCGGAGGTTCAAAACTAATATCAAACATATTAGTATCAACATTAATGCCTTTTTCTAATAGATATCTTTTAAACTCTTGATTAAGTTCTTCAATTAGTAGACCTTGTAAACGTTCACAGTAAGTATTAAAACGTAGTTCTTGAATATATGCAGTACCTACTCTACCATCATTGTAGGATGTTGCTCCATCATCAGCGCCTGTAGGGAGATAGCTGGAAGGTATTCGTAAGCCGCGTACGAGCTTATTAGTAAAATATCTAAGATCATCAATTTCTCCAAGATTAGTTCCTCCTGGCAATGTTTCCACTTTTGAGCCGCGGCCTTCTGCTGTTTGTGGGAAGAAGTAATCTTCGTTGATTGACAGTGGATTATAACTCGAGTCTATGACATTCTGACCGCCACCTGTCGCGGATGGGATACGTCTTTGATGTATTTCCGTTTTAACACGCTCCACAAATTGCATAGCAAGGTGTGATGGCATGTTGCCCACATCAACGTAGAATACTCTTCTTTCTGGAGCTCTTTGAACACGATATATAATAATCGCATCTTCAAGCAATTCTTTTTGTTTGTAAACTTTAAAAATTGTTTCTAATAATGAATTACCAAACGGAAAATTATTGTCTAAACCTTCTGATAAACTTAAATGTACAACATGCTTTGCATCAACAGCAACTTCTCCGTCGTCTAAAGTAAATCTACTTTTTCCAATGTTAGCAGTGCCGCCAACCATGCCAGTTGCTCCGCCTGTTGGAGTGTATGCTCCGCCTGTAGGTCCATTAATGTTTCCATTAGTTTGATGAGGAGTGGTAGCTACTAAATCTTTAAAGTTAAAGTTTACATTTTTAATAATGTATTGTTCAGGCGTCTTGCCTTCACTTTCGTTAACAATAATTCTAATAACATTAGCAGGATCAATATGAAACAGTTTTTTAGTTTCTGGATCTCTTAAGAAAAATTGATCTCCATATTTAAATGTATTTCGTAATACACGAAACATTCTTGTATCAAAATTTTGAAGTTTAGTCCATTGTTTTAAGTATTGACCAAGAATCTGTACTTCGGCATTTGTTGATTTTTTATTAAAATTAAATTTAAAGTTGGTTCCGTTAGAATCATTTTTTTGTGTACAAAATTCAGCAAGAATATCAAGTGCGGCATTAACTTCGCTGTCCATATCCATAGTATTGTATTGACCGTAACGTTCAACACGATTAGGAGTACCAACATAAACATCAGGTAAAAAAGAACTATAATTTGATCTTGCAGGGCCAGCTTGAGATCCGTTGTTTGAATTACTTAATACACTATATGAACCTGCTGGGTTATCGCTTGTTCCAACTGGTGTGAAATATTTTTTCCAACTCATCTTTTTATACCTGTCTCATTAAATTACCACTAAGTCCGCCTAACGACCTTAATTGTTTTGAGGCAATTTTGTGACCCTTCTCGGCAATTTGAGCCATTCTGTCGTTACTATTACTTATTAATTCTGCAACTTGTTGCAGTCCGTCTTGAGTTTGTGGTGAATTCATCATACCATTTATATCTGTACCTACCTTTTCAAAAGCAGTTTTTAATCCTGTAAATGACGCAGTTAGTTGTCTTCCTAAATCGTCACCTTGTACATTTTGCATTACACTACCTATAGCACTTGGTAATTGTTCTGTTAATTGCGCAATTTGTGGTCCTGCCGCACTAACCATATTACCTACACCTGTAGCAAGGTTCATTATTTGTTCTTCATTAAGAACTGCTTCTTTATTATGAAGCATTGTTAATGTTCCCTTACCAAAATCTTGCATCAGTGACCCAAATGCAGGTGTCCCTCCATTAAACGATGCTCCGTTCATATTAGCAACTGTCATATTTTGTACTACAAAATCTGAACCATCAATAAGAGCATCTAATGGTACTGCTGAAAGACCTGCCATAGACTGCTGGAAAAGGTCTTTATCAATTTGATTATTAGGATCATTTCCTTGGTTTAACTGATCTATAATATCAAAGGCAGCATCTCTAATCTGTGTCGAACTGCCTTGTGTTAGTCTGTCATTTACAACTTCAGTTATTGTTTTGCCTTCTGCCTCAGCTACTGCCATAAACTTTTCAGCCAGTATTGGTCCAATATCAGTTCCTAAAATATGCGCTAAATCTTTTGCTTCGCCTAATTGCATACCATTTCTTGGAGCATTTTTTAGATGATCAAGAATTTGTTGCATTGCTTGTTGAGTATTTTGTTGAACTTGAATATCATCTGGTGTAGTAGTTGGAGCTGTAGTATCTCCGCCAACAACTAAACTTGACGCGGCATTAAATACGTCTTCTGCACTTCGTGACTCGACATTTGCGGCTGCGCCTCCTCGATTCATTCCGCCTAATTGTTCTGCTAATGGTAGCATTGCATCACTAAGTTTTGTAAATGCTCCGTTTGGTCCAATTAGTTTATCATTAACAACAGCACCAAGATCTCTCAATGCTTTTTCACCGTTTATTACTGTTGACGTAATTCCGTCTCTATTTTCCTGTTCAGTTTGTGCGGCGGCATTTAACCTTCGTATTGCTTCTTCACGTGTAACATTTTCTCGTTGCATTAATCGTTGAACATTATCAGAATAAGTTCCTGCCCCTGTAATTATTTGTGCGGCCGCATCAGCTGTTGCATTTCCCATACCACCTAATGTTGCCATTTGTAAAAAGTTTGGATCTCGTACTCTTGCCGCAATAGCACTGTTAAAGCTGTCAATACTGTTGGTCATTCCTTCGATGCCTCCAGGACCTTGTGCGTAATTGACCATATTTTGTAAATCGTTAAATGCTGGTCCAAGTGCTACTGCCGCTTGTCTACCTTCTTCAGATACAACAGCACCTTTGGTGAATAGATCTTCTACAGCTGCCAATGCTCCAGGGCCGGCTTTTTCTGCTTCAGCAAGAGCTCTACGCATTTTATCAGCGGCTTCTTTGTTACCGCTTGCTTCAAGCATACGTATCTTAGCGTCAACTTGTCCTTTACGCATACGGTCTTGTATTTCTTTTTCCATCTCTTTGCGGTTTTTACCAGTAAGTTTTGCAATTTTATCCATTTCGGTACTCATTGCAATCATATTTTTTGCCGCAGTGCCGTTGCGCATTTCTTCTTCCGTGTATCGACGTCTGTTGCTTATCATGTATTCTGCTAAGTCTTCGTTAACTTCTTCAAACGTCATACCCATGTTTAGTAATGGTGTTGCAAGTCCTTGATCAAACATATTTTGACTTGCCATTGTAAACTGTTTAGCACCTTGCGTTACTGTGCCACCAAAGGCTGCAAATCCTTGAGTATTACTTGATACGATGCCAGCAAATTCGTCTAAAGTTAGTCTTGACTGTGCCGCTGAGTTTTTCATTTCTAATATGTTATTATTAAATGACGCACCACTTGTTGATAGTGTTCTAAATGTGTCAACGCCAGTTTCAGCAGCCTTAATAAGGGCACCGCCACCTTCAGTAACCATTTGTCCAAACATTTTTAGATTTTTGTTATCGCCAGCAAGCTCGCTACCAAATGCTCCTACAATGTTTGTTAATGAAGTGTACGAATCAGATATTCTGGCATTACTACCAAAAACAGTTGATCCAAATTTTGCAACTTCTTTAGTAGCAGTTAAAGAGGCGGCGGTAAAATCCATTTGATTTTTACCAGCTTCGTCGCCACTTTTACCAAGATTGTCAAGACCTTGTTGAACACCACTGAAGTCAAGATTAAGTCCTCTAAGGGTACTATCCTGTGCTACGTTTTCTAAGGCGTCTATTGCCTTTTGTGTAAGTTCCAAATCTAATCTCCAGCAATTTTAGTTTTATAAATAAAACTATATGAAAGTATTTATCGGAAAGAATAAACATGTCAGATAATCCATTACAGAAATATTTTAGACAACCTAAAATATATCTAAGTTTGCCTACTGGTGGTAAATTTTACCCGCCTGGGCTTATTAAAGGTGATCCATCTAATCTTCCAGTTTTTGGAATGACGGCTATGGACGAAATTGTTTTTAAAACTCCTGATGCTCTATTCAGTGGTGAAGCTACAGTTCAAGTAATTAAAAGTTGTATTCCGGCTATTGAGCAACCTTGGTTGATGCCGCAGTTAGATGTTGATGCTTGCTTAATTGCTATAAGAATTGCAACTTATGGGCAGACATTAGAAACAGCATTTACTTGTAAAGAATGCGGTGAAGATAATAAATTTGACCTTGATCTTTCTAAAACATTAGATTATTTTACTGATCTTAAATACGATGATAGTCTTATTGTTGGTCCTTTAATGGTAAAACTTAAACCATTAAACTATAGAGAAGTTACAGAATTAAATATGGACATATACAATTTACGTAAACAACTGTATAATTCTACGTCAACAAGCAATGATGATAAAGAATCCAGTAAAAAATTAAACGAAGTATACAAAAAAATTGCAGAATATACAGCATCTGGATATAAAAAATCTATTCAATCGGTTGAAACTGACGAAACGCAAGTTAACGATCCTACACAAATTGAAGAATGGCTTAAAGAAAGCGACAAAGAGTTTTTTGATAAAATTAAAGAACACTTAGAAAAACTTTCTAAGAAATGGACAATACAACCACAAACGTGTAATTGTGTAGAGTGTGAAGCTGAAAATACTGTTGCAGTAGGAATGGATAACTCAAATTTTTTCGTGAAAGTTTAATTCCACTCTCGGAGTCTGACATAATGGCTCAAGTTGAAAAACTTGAAGGTCAAACCAAACAAATCAAAGACGAGTGTTATAGAATAGCATGGCATATGCGTGGAGGAGTATCAGCTCATGAGCTCCTGTGGCGTTATTCGCAAGATGATAGAGAAATTTTAAATAAAATTATTATGGAACATATAGAGACAACTAATAAAACTGGAATGCCTCTAATTTAAAGATCTATTTTGTCAAGATCAACTTTACCAGAACTATCAAGATTTGGACCGTCATCAACATCAGTATTATTTCCAGAACTACTACTTGTAGAACTATCACCTGCAGAGTTTGAATTTCTATCTCTCATATTTGGATCTCGAGCCATTCTCTGAAGAATTTCTTGTTTAGTTGGTGCAGAATCAATATCTTCAGGTCTGTCACTTGCTTTATTTGTTCCAAATATTGCATCTTCTAAAGTTTCAAGCTCCCAAGTTATAACTTTTTCAAACAGTTGAGGACCATATTCTTGAATTGCCCAACCAGCAACAAAAATTGCGCCTTCTGTTAATACAAATATTAAAATTCTTAGTAGCCAGCCAACTCCAGGAATTAATAATAGACCATTTGACATTAGTCTAAATGCTCTTATAAACTTATAAAGTTGTCTTGCTTTTTTAGCTCTTTTAAGCTCTGCAACAAGTACTGTGGCAATTGCTGTTGCGGCAGCAATTCTCATAGGAAGTAAGACTCTATCAAATGCATCTTCAGCATACGGACTGCCTTGTGCTAACGGATGACCTGCTGGATACATCTCAGCCCAAAATTCTTGTAATGTTAACACATTGTCAGTATACACTCCCCACTGAGCTATAGCTTGACCAGTCATTAACAGGCCTTTCCAGCCGCCGCCTACGACTCTTTTTGTTAACAGTTTACTTCTTTGTAATGCTCTTTGAAATTTTGTTTTTATTTTAGGATCAGTCTTGGCTGCTTCCTTCATAACTTCTTTTGGAGTGCCAGTAATTTTTTTACCATCACTTGTAGTGTACTGAAGTTTATTTCCTTGAACTTTTAATCTTGCATTATCAAGTTGTTTAGCAATATCTCTTGCTTTTTGTGCATTTCGTTCTGTGCCAACTACTTGACCAGACTGAGTACTAACAATATTCCAACCATTTTGACCAGCACGTACAGCTCTAAAGCCGTCATTTTCAAAGATTGTTGTTTCAAAGATTTCTGATGCAAACATTTAAATTATTCCTAAATTATATACAATGTATTTATGTTATTCGCTACGCGAATAAAGTTTTCGCTAACGCTCAAACTAAACACTTCGTTTGTATGATATAATTTATTTATGAAGATCATTATCACGTAAGTGATAATGTTTAAGCTTCATGTAGATTGTTTCAGTCAGACGGAACCACTTACGGTTCCATCTAATCTCAAAACTTCATGTGAGTTCGTCACAGCCGAGACTTGGAAGTAGGTATTTGTTATACTGCTACACAATGGGCTCTGACCTTTCCCAACCTACGTCGACATATGTAACATAAAGAGTGCATAAAACGCTTTTATGCTTTCTTTATAATACATTACCCGTTGCTTCGTTCCTGTGCATACGGTTTTTGTGTGTAATGTGCAGTTTTTCGACAGCCAACAATCAGTCTATGCCAATCAAACACCCTACTACCGGATGCCGCTCAGCATGTTACGTGTGCTCCTATACGGATGCTTTTTCCACAGCGGTATTTTTAAACTGGCCCGCTAACCTTATGTGTTGGATTGTTTTGCCTTAATGCTATGTTCTAATAGAGCTTGTTTTAATTTGTCTGATCCGCCAACTCTTACGTTAATAATACCGTTATAATAATCATCTGTTTCTAATACACGGCGGTCAAATTGCTCTCTTGCCTCAATGTAGGACATTTCGCCCCTGCCTTTACATAGGTATAGGATTTCTCTTGTGAAATTTTCTTCGCCTAACTTTGCTACGTCTGCGTTTAATCTATCGGACGAACCCCAATAGGTTTTCCAGTCTGACTCTTTGTAGCCTCTACGTTTATTTTTTTTGCCTTTGAGTGGTGGCTTTGTTGTTTTAAATTTGGCTAATTTTTTGCCTATGTATTTTTGCCCAGTGGTAAGATTGGTTATGAGATATACAAAGCCTTCGTATTCATCTGGTATAGTTTCTATTACTTTGCCTTCATAAGTCCACTGCATAGTGATACTTATTTTTTACTTTTTTTGTTAGCCTCTTTCTTGGCATTATAATCGTTGTGTATCTCAGACATGCGCTGATGTGCAAGTTCACGAATTTTTCGCAACCAACGTCTACTGGCGGCGTGTGTTCTATGAGACCTGCGAGATTCAAATGCCTCGTTTGCCTTATAATATTCTAAATAAGCCTTAGTTAATTTGTCATGTGTATCGTCATCTATCATTCTACTACTTCTATGTCGTTTTCATAACTTGTAAACCCATTTTCTTTAACAACTTTTAAAATATGATTAACACGACCAATAAGTTCGTCTTTGTGAGAAATAAGATATACATTTTTATCTCTTTCTCGAGTCATTTTCTTAAGTACACCAAGCGAGTTTTCAACACCTGCTGTATCCATACCACTATCAATCAACTCGTCAATGAATAGCAAGTTGATATTTTGATATAGACTTTCCCAAACATCGCGGAATGCAAAACTTAAACCTAAAATAAGTCTGTTACGTTCGCCTCGTGACAAGTTATCAAAGTCTAAATCTTGACCTAATTGTGTAATTTCAACAGCTAAGTCATTTTGGAACACAACTTGATGCGGCAAACCTAATTTATCGAGATAATATGTAAGTCTGTTGTTAAGATATGCAAGATTTTGCTCAATAATTTTCTTACGAATAAAACTATCTTTGTTCGTAAGTAGTTTTAATAAGAATTCTTGGTGATCTTTAAGATTGGTAAGCTCATTAACTGGAGTCCAATTAATTTCTTGAAGTGCTTCATTTTTTAAATCATCAATTTGTGATTGATATGGATCTTCCTCGTCTTTTTTGTTGTTAAGTGTTTGTTTTAAGTTCTCAACATTGTTTCTATGTTCATATGCTTCTTTAGCTGTGTCATAAAATGTAACTGGTTTAACATCTAACTCGCCAATATTATCAAGTCCTTTTAACACTTCTTCTAATTTACCGTTAATGTCGGCTTGATAAGCCATTGCTTCTTCTAATTCTTTGGCCTTTTCTAATAGAATTTCTTGCTTTTTATCTTCATGTAACGGTTGATTACATGCATAACACATTGCATTATCGAGCTCTAAAACATCTTTTTCTACCTTGGTTACACGTTTATCGGCTTGTATAAGTGCAGAGTCTAAAGTACTTTTTTCTTTGTTTAGTGCAGTCTTTGCCTTGTCTAATTCAGACCAATTTTGTAATTTTTCATGTAATTCGAGCTCTTGATCAATGTCTAAATGCTCTAATTCGTCAACTGCTTGCTGTAATTTGCTTAGATCTTGCTGTTTTTTAGTATTCCAAGCACTTTGTTTGGTTTTTAAACTTTTAATTGTATCTTCAATATGTGAATTAGCATTTTGTACTGCTTCAATCTTAACAGTTTCTTCTGTAATTTGATCTTTAGTCTGACGAACTTGATCTTTTAATGATTCTGCCTTTTCAGATAAGATAGTAATACCAAGCAACTGCTCAATAATAGCACGTTGATCATTTTGACGCATTGATAAGAACGGTTCTGAGTATGTATTAAGTGCAACGATGTGTTTAAACATATCGTGCGACATACCTAACAAGTCATTTAAGTATTCTTGCGTTTTGCGACTATCGCCTTGCGATTCGTCTTCTACTTGTTCTTCGTTATTGATATAAAATTTAAAGAAAGTAGGAGATCTGCCTCTTTCAATCCGATATTCACTACCGTCTTTTTCAAAATCAAGCGAAACAACCATACCTTTAGAATTTGTCTTGTTGATAAGATTGTTTCGCTTGATGTTTGTTAGTGCTTGGCCGTACAAGGCGTAGGATAATGCGTTAATTATCGTAGTTTTACCTGTACCGTTTCGTGAGCCTGAGTCGTCACCTCCTTGATCGAGATTTTCACCAAGCACTAAGGTCAGTTTTTCTTTGTTAAAGTCTACAGCCTGGGTTTGATTGCCCACACTCATAAAGTTTTTTACTGTTAAATCTTTAATTTTAATCATAATTCGTTATAAATGTCCAATAGCATTTTTTTATTGAAGTTGTCGCTGTCGATTGCGGCAATTTCTTTGGATACAATTTCATCTACACTTTCAAACTGTGTAATATCTAAGTCTGTAGAAATTTCTTCAATTTGTTTTTGCGGAATTAGTGTAATTTCACGACAGTTATGCTTACTAATGTATGTTTCTTTAATAAACTGTGCTTCTTCGTAACTAATAGGTAAGTCAAGTGTAACTCGAAGGTACATTTTAGGTTTAATAATGTCACTTTCTGGATCAAGTAACTTGCTTAGTGTAGTTGTACGATACTTAGGACAGTTCCACCAGTTGATATACTCGGGTTCTTTACCATTTTCTTTGTCAAGGATCATCATTCCGCGTTCGTCATCCCATGCATCTGCATAGTTGTGTGGAAATGCGTTACCAATGTAATGAATTTTACCTTGCACCTGTCGCTTGTGGAAGTGACCACTAAACACATACTCTTGATTTTTAAAATGTTGCGGGCGTAGATCACCGTGGTCTGGCATTTGCACCATAGCATTCATATAAAAACTTGGAAGTTCAAAATGACCAAACATATATTTGGCTTTAATGTTTTCAATTTTCTTCCATTCGTCGCCTACAAGCCACGGAACAAGTGCTACATCATCTTCTTCGTAGATTTCATCTACAAAAGTAACACCTTCGATGTGTTTGCCAAATATAGTTGAACTTACATCACGTTTGTCTTTGTAGTACAAATCGTGATTGCCTACAAACATATAAAAATTGTCAAATGCTTTGCCTAACTTTTCTAAACTACGAATAGTAGCATCCATAGTTGTTAGGTTAAGCGAATTACGATTGTGATGCCAGTCACCGCAAAAGATAGCGGTCTCGCAATCGTTTGCTTTTGCTTGTTCAATAAACCAATCTATAAATTCTTCGCAATCGTCGTTGTGTGCTCTACTGTTACCTTTTAAACCAAAATGTATATCTGTAAAGACAGCCGCTTTTTTAAACAAAATTTATTCTCCGTACTAAGTTATTGTATTTTAAAGTCTTTTTGTTAAGAAGTCAACCATAAATTACTTGCCTTCTTTTTCTCGCTTCATTGCGGCTTCCCATTCGCCTTGATGCTGTCTTGTATAACTTGGAGATAAGTCATTCATTTCAAGGATGTCGTCTCTAATGTTTTGATTGCGTTTTTCAATGTTGATAATACGTACAAATGAGTTTGTAACTGCCGCTGTGTAGTAAGCAAACGGGTTGTTTGATTTAGATTCATCAAATTGCAAACCGATTTGAGCAAGTTGTAGTATTGCTTGTCCTCGCATTTCGTCATTATAGGTATATCCTCTCACATTTCCTCGTGTTGCGTATCTTTCACACAGTTTCATCCACATTTTTGCAAGTTCATTAGTTGCTTTACCTGCTTTTGGATTAAATGCTCCATTTTCCATGCCGCCTTCCCAGTGACTTTTTCCTACAAGCACTAATTCTCCTTCTTCATTAAATTTATAGTGTTGAAAAGGCGGAAAATTTAGTTTTACTTTGGTGTCTGCAACGGTTTTTGGATTCTTTTTACGTCCTGGCTCATCTGGAATATGGTCAAACGTCATAATACGGAAGATTAGCTCTTCTTTTGTAATCTTTGTGTATGGAATTTCACAATCTGCTTGTTTTACTTTTTCGCCATTGGCTTTTCTGGTTGCATAATCTGCTTGTGAAAGTCTTTTTGCTTTGTTTCTTTTTGCTTCTGCAATAGTTCTAATGTTAATTTTTTTAACATCGTCTAAAATAATATCAAATTGATGATAATCAGGATCAACAAAACTGCAAAATGAGCTCTTAGATTTGTGTATCTCGGCTAAGAGGTCTTTGTTGTTCAAATAGTTTATTTTTCTCATAATTTCTCCATAATACTCGTATATTATAATATACGTACATTAAAAAGTCAACTAAATAATAACACAGGAGAAGAAAAAAATGTCATTTTTAGAAAACGTAGTTCAAAAAGTTGGTAACAACATAACAAATAACATAAAGCGTGAAATTGAAGACACCAATTTTGGCCGCGCACTAAGAATGGTTGGTATCTTAGACGGCGCCGAGCCTCAAGACAATAATTTTTCAGTAGCACGAGCGTTTGATCAAAATTCAAAAGGTGACTGGCGTGTAAGACTGTCTTTACCTCCAACAGGAACATTTAAAAGTAGTAATGTTTTAAATCCTTTACTTGAAACCAACGGCTTAGTTTTTCCATATACTCCGAGCGTGTTTGTTACTCATAGTGCAAATTATAACCAATTGCAACCGACTCATAGTAATTATCCCTTCCACATTTATTCTGGATCACAAGTGGATCAGTTTACAATTACAGGAGATTTTACAGTTGAAAATGCAAAAGAAGCAGAATATTGGGTTGCCGCAATTCACTATTTAAGATCTGTAACAAAAATGGCATATGGTGAAAGTTCTAACAAAGGCTCACCACCTCCAGTACTAAAATTAAACGGATACGGTTCTTTTGTGTTTAATAATATTCCGGTTGTTGTACAAAACTTTAACGTAACATTACCTAACGATGTAGATTATATTCCAACCAGAATGGCAGGCGAAGCATATGCTCCAACCAGATCAGAAATTGCAGTAGCTCTTGTTCCACAATACAGCAGAGATAAAGTTAATAAATTTAGTCTTGATAAATTTGTTGACGGCGGCTACATTGGAACAGGACAAGGATACTTATAATGGCAAAATATTCAGAATCAAGTCCTTGGAAAGATACAAGAGAAATAAGCGGACAATATCTTGGCATATTAAGCATTAGACCAGTTCCGTCTGAATCAGATGACATCGAATATGAAATTGGTCCGCAGTATACATATAGACCAGATCTATTAGCATACGACTTATATGATGATCGTAATCTGTGGTGGGTATTTGCTCAAAGAAATATGGATGTTCTTAAAGATCCAGTGTATGACTTTATTGCAGGTACAAAAATTTATCTACCTAAAAAATCAAATCTAATAACAGAATTCGGAGTTTAATATGCCCGAACCTCAAAATCAACAAGAACGTTTAAGACTCGCAGGGATAGATTCAGAAGACGTAGCCGAGCAAGGCGGCCTAAGTGAAGCATTGGCTCAGCCAGTTGTTCAATCGGCTAATATTACTCTTGATGGTTTAGGACAAGCACTTTCGGGACCTATGGCAGACGTTAAAGGTGCAATTAAATCTTTAGATAGACTTGGAGATGTAGTTAAAAATCCAGGAGCAGCCTTAGGAAATGCTATTGGCGGCGAATTTGGAAATATAGTAAGTGGACTATTAAGCGGTTCTGGGATAGCGTTTGGCGGCGGGATACAAAAAAATCCTTTGAGCAGATTTGCAAGTTATAATAATATTTTTACATTAGGAGTTTTGTCTACAGCAGAAGTTAATAACCCAGATTTAACTTATAGAAAAAGAGGCCCAAGCATTGTTATTTTAAAATCTGGCGGTACTGGAGGAAATCAAGTTAAAACACCTTTAGAAAAGGCAGCAGGAATTACAGGTGAATACTTTATTGATGATGTTGAAATTGGTTGCTTAATAGCTCCTAATCCAAAAACTAAACAAACAAATGCTACTAATATTAGTTTTAGAGTAATGGAACCTTATTCAATGGGTCAATTTTTAAAAGCAATGCATTCCGCGGCAATCCAAGGCGGATACAAAAATTACTTAGATGCACCATACCTTTTACAAATTGAATTTATTGGCTGGGACGATAATGGAAGACCTGTAAACGACTCTCGTTCTCGCCGAATGTTTCCTCTTAAATTTTCTAACGTAACATTTGATGTTGACGAAAACGGAAGTAACTACGAAGTTACTGCTATACCTTGGCATGAGCAAGCACTTACTGACGAAAGACAGCAAACTCCTAATGATACTGATATAAAAGGAACAACACTCCTTGAGCTTTTACAAACAGGACCTGAAAGTTTATCAACAATACTTAATACAAGAGAGCAAGAACAAGTTCAAGCAGGTAACAAAAAAGTTGCAGACGAATATGTTATTATGTTTCCTAAAGAATTAGCTTCAGCAACATCTCCAGGAGCAGAACAAACTGAGTCTAATCAAGGTGCAACTACATCAAGCACTCCGGCAAACGGCAGTGCAAGCGGTAATGCATCATCTGAAGAAAGAAATCAAGAATTATTTGATCAATTAACAGGTACGACTGGCGGCGATGTACCAGAAGATTTTGATGCTGAAGTTAGTAAAATTTTAGGCATTGTTGTTCGTCGAAGTCAGTTAGGAGAATCTATTAGAGAATCAGCTGAAAAAGAAGAAAACGTTAATGCTATTGGCAAAAGTAAAATTGTAAAAAGTTTCTTAGATGAAGGAACACAGTTTTTTGGTAAACCGGCATTTGTAGAAAACGAGGAAAATCCTGGAAATCTTAATAGAGCATTAATTCAAACTTCGGATGAAGGTCGACGAATAAACTTTAAACAAGGTACACGAGTACAAGATATTATTGAAGAAGCAATACTTATTTCAGAATACGGAAGACAATTTCCAACACAATCACCTGACTCTAATGGCATGAAACAATGGTTTAGAATAGAAAGTGATGTTTTTGCAATACCGGGAAATGACAATGTTGCACAAACAGGAACACAAGCAAAAATTTATGTTTATAAAGTTGTTCCGTTTCAAGTGCAAACATCAAGACTTACTTCGCCAACTCAGTCTCCAGCAGGATTTGCAGGATTACGAAATCAGGCTGTAAAAAAATATGATTACATCTATACTGGCGAAAATGACGACATTATAAATTTTGATATCAATATTAATACAGCATTCTTTAATGCTCTTAATGGCGATTTTGGTCAGTTAACACAGTCACAAAAAACACAAGGTTCTGGCGGAACTGTTGCATCACCGGATGCGCCTGTACACGGAGCCGCAGACGGCGACGAATCTAATTCTTCTTCTGCTGGCGTTTCTGGAGCACAATCTGTTCCAAGTACAAATACAGGAGAATCAGGTTCAGGACCGCAAAATCATCCAGAAACGCAAGTTGCAAGATCTTTTAATGATTCAATTGTAAATTCTAATACAGATTTAGTTAGTGTAGAATTAGAAATTTGGGGCGATCCTTACTATATTGCAGACAGCGGAATGGGAAATTATAGTGCAGGCAACGATTTAGGAAAAATTAATTTAACCACTGATGGCACTATGAATTATCAAAATGGTGAAGTTGATATAGAATTAAACTTTAGAACTCCAATTGATATAAGAGATCACGGGTCAATGAAATTTCCAGCAGGCGCTACAAAAGCGATCGGCGCTTTTAGTGGATTATATCAAGTAACACAGGTTACAAATAGTTGGAGTGGTAATCAATTTAAACAAACATTAAAAACAATTAGAAGAAGGAACCAGCCTGAAGACACTGGTGTTGTACCTCTTGATATTGCAATTGAAGCAGTAATTGAAAAAGGTATTGATGCAATTATTTCGCCTTTGGCTTCAGCTCCGGTAGCCGCGTTTAATGGTGCACTTCAAGATATTCAAGGTGAAATTGATGCGGCAGCGGCAACATTATCAACTGGTTTAGGAGGTGCTCTTGCTAATGGAGCAGTAGCACTTGACGCAGGAATTAACGAAGTAACTGGAAACTTAGCCGCAGCCTTAAAAGAAAATATTCCCACTATTCCTTCTCTTGATGTAGAAGGTTCGTTAAGTAGTGCATTAAGTGAAACACCTGTAAATGTTACAAATACTACAACAGATGCTCAGGGCGAAATTGATGATTTTGCAGAAGGACTATAATATATGGTAGATAAGGTTAATACTAATCAACAAGAACGTACATCCAGTGCTGGGTTTAAAGAAAAATTCCCTTCGCAACCTTGTATTGCTATTGTAAGAAATCATTTAGATAGCACATTTATGGGAAGTTTAGAAGTTGAACTATTAACAAAAAGTAATTCTGGTAACTCTACTAATGCCCCAGGACAATTATTAGTAGTCAAATATTTAAGTCCTTTTATGGGTGTTACATCACTTAATGGTACAACTGCAAACGAAGGAGCACAAAATAGTCAACGTAGTTATGGTTTCTGGGGAGTACCACCAGACATTAATTCAAAAGTTCTTGTAGTATTTGCAGAAGGCGGACAAGGATTTTGGATAGGATGTATTCCCGAAGAACATGTTAATATAATGACGCCAGATAGTTATGTTTCAAGTACATACAACGATACTGATCGTACTAAAAAATTACCTGTTGTAGAATATAACAAAAAGGTAGAAACAGGTCAAGGGCGTAACAGTACTAAATTTATAAAACCTGTAAACAAAGATGTATTAGATATTCTAACAGCACAAGGCCTTAACAGCGACGAAGTTAGAGGAACAACAAGTTCAAGTTCGAGAAGAGAACTACCGAGCAATGTTGTTGGACTAAGCAGTCCTGGACCAGCAGATCGCCGTCCAGGTGCACCAAGGGTGCAATATGGGGAAAACTTTGCACAAACACCAATGCCGCAAAACCGTTTAGGTGGAACAAGTTTAGTAATGGATGACGGAGATACAACTTTACTAAGAACAGTACCAGCAAAGGATGGCGCACCTGTATATAAGAATGTAGAAGCCGGCGAAACTGGAGGTGATCCTACACTACCTCATAATGAACTTTTTAGAATTCGAACAAGAACAGGTCATCAAATATTAATGCATAATACTGAAGATTTGATTTATATTGCAAATGCAAGAGGAACAACTTGGGTAGAATTAACAGCAAATGGAAAAATTGATATCTATGCAAAGGATAGTGTCAATGTTCATAGTGAAACAGATATAAACATTAAAGCTGATAAAAATATTAATATTGAAGCAGGTGAAGACATTAACTTAAAAGCAGGTAAAAACGGAAATCTTACAGCCGCTGAAAATACAAATATACGATCAAAACATCATTATGAAACAGCCGATCGTATTGATATGAACGGACCAGAAGCAACAGAAGCTCAAGCATCTCAGAGAGTTCCAGAACACGAACCTTGGGCAGGACACGAAAATTTACATAATTCTACAGTAACTACTCCAGATACATTTAGTCAAAGTAGTACAAGACCTGCTGATTCACAGCCTAATCAGCAAACACCAGATCAAGAACAAGATGAAATTGATGCAGCCGCAGATGATCTTGACGGAGACGGAGTTGAAGCAACTGAAACAACTACAGGAGTGCCAGCAGAAGTTACTTCTGCCGCAGAAGCAGTTCAAGAAAGTTTAAGTATTTCTTCTGTAGGTGATTTAGTAAATGCAGTAGTAAGCACTGCTGAAAAAATTACACACGGAATTGGACAAGCAATAGTTGGAACTATTGATGCAATAGCAGGACCAAGTTTTTTAACAAACATTAAAAATGTTGGCGGCGAAATAATTCAAGATGTATCAACAGCGGCCGGAGATTTATTAAATTTAAGAACAACACTTGCTAAAGGACAGTTACCTACACCTATAAATCCAGCCAATAGTGCTGAAAGTTTATTTGGCGGACCTGAAGATAGACAATTAATAGCCGATGTTGGAGCAGGAAAATATAGCAATGGCGAAACAGTTACTATGTCTAATGGTGATAGATTGCGTGTAACAGAAGAAGATGGAAAATTTAGTTTAGTGAATTTTAATGTAGGTTAAATACAATATGAGCACAACAGAAAAAAATATTTACAAGCAAATAGTAGTACCGGGTAATCAGTCACAAAACGAAGTTCCGGAGCAGAGAGCATATAGAGGAATTAGTACTGTTGATCCTGATGCTTCTGATTTTGTGCTTTATGATATTGCTTTAATAAAACAAGATATTATTAATCATTTTCATATTAGACAAGGTGAAAAATTAAGTGATCCGGGATTTGGTACAATTATTTGGGACGTTTTGTTCGAGCCATTAACAGATCAATTAAAAGAAGCAATAGCTAATAACGTTACTCGAATAATTAACTACGATCCTCGAGTATCTGTTGAAGAAGTAGTAGTAGATAGTTATGAAAGCGGAATACAAATAGAGTGTACATTAACTTATAAACCATATAATATTTCTGAAAGTATGAAAATGAAGTTTGATGAAGATGCAGGCTTTGCAGTTAGAAATTAAGTGCGTATATAATTTAAAAAAATAAATACACTATAACGAGGAAAGCAACATGTCATCAACAGATAGACAAAACAGATTATTATTAGCGGAAGATTGGAAAAGAATCTATCAGTCATTTCGCAATGCAGATTTTAAGTCTTATGATTTTGATAATCTAAGACGCACAATGATTTCTTACTTACGTGAGAATTACCCAGAAGATTTTAACGATTATATTGAAAGTTCAGAATATCTGGCACTTATTGATATGATTGCTTTCTTAGGTCAAAATATTGCTTTCCGTATTGACCTAAATGCCCGTGAAAACTACTTAGAATTAGCAGAGCGCCGTGAGAGTGTACTACGTTTAGCAAGATTGCTTTCCTACAATGCTAAACGTAATAGAGCAGCCAACGGCTTACTAAGAATTGAAGCAGTAAGTACTACAGAAGAATTAACAGATTCTAACAATATTAATTTAGAAAACCAAACAATTCAATGGAACGACCCTTCTAATCCAGATTGGTACGAACAGTTTATTAGAGTTATAAATGCTTCGCTGCCAGTTAACGGAACATACGGTAGACCTATTAAAAAAGGTACTGTAAATGGTATTCCTACAGAACAATATAGAATGAATAGTACAAATACTGACGTTCCTGCTTATAGTTTTACTAAAACAGTTGACGGCAAATCAGTACCATTTGAAATTGTTTCTACAGATATTAACGACGGATCTATTGCAGAAGAAGCACCTTTTCCAGGAAATAATTTTGCATTTCTTTATAGAGAAGATGGCCGAGGAGTAGCAAGCTCTAATACAGGATTTTTTGCACACTTTAGACAAGGTAAAATGGATCAAGGACAATTTAATGTTTCTAATCCTTCTACAAGTCAAGTTGTTGCTATTGATGCAAGAAATATTAATGAAACAGACGTTTGGCTTTATAAGTTAGATAGTTTAGGTAATGAACAAGAGTTATGGTCTAAAGTTGATACAGTTGAAGGCAATAATGTTATCTATAATAGCCTTAATAAAAATATAAGAAATATTTACAGTGTTCTTACACGAATTGAAGACCGAATTAGTTTAATTTTTAGTGACGGTGTTTTTGGAAATTTACCGCAAGGAAATTTCCGAGTATTTTATCGTACAAGTAAAAATCAAAGACTTATTATTACTCCAGATAATTTAAAAGGAATTGCAGTTCGTATTCCTTACATATCCAGAGCAGGTAAAACAGAAACTGTTACACTAACATTTGCATTGAAATATACAGTTGACAATTCGTCAATTTCAGAGTCTAATGCAAGTATTAAAAGAAATGCACCATCAACTTATTATACACAAAATAGAATGGTTACGGGAGAAGACTATCAATTAGGACCTTTAACTGTAAGCCAAGAAATTGTAAAAGCAAAAAGTGTAAATAGAACTTCCAGTGGAATTAGTAGATTTTTTGATCTTGTTGATGCAACCGGAAAATATTCTACAACTAATCTATTTGGCACAGACGGTGCAGTATATAAAGATTACCTATCAATAAAAAACAGTTTTACATTTGATAATTTAACAGATATTGAAGGACAAATAGTAAACACAGTACAACCTATTTTATCAAGTATTAATATAAGAAATTATTACTATGATCAATTTCCAAAAATTTTAATTGAAGATTTAGGAGCAACATGGGTTCCATTAAGTAGCGATACTAATTATTTTACAGGACGTTTAGAAAACGCCGCAGGAGTATTAGTTAAAGTAGGCACATTTACAGGTTCTAATATGAAATTTGTAAAAGCAAATTCGTTACTTAAATTTGTTCCACGTGACGGTTATCATTTTCTTAATGGTAAAGAAGAACCAGGAGAACCAGATTATAGAGGCGGCACAAATTATAAATGGGTTAAAGTTGTTAGCGTTATTGGAGATGGAACAGAACAGCAATTAGACGGCACTGGACCAATTCTATTTAATGATGAAATTCCAGCTAATTCAAAATTAGTTGAAATACGAACAGCATTACCTTCAACACTTACAGATGATGTACAATCTCAAGTAACAAATCAAATTTTTGCATATAAAACCTTTGGCTTAAGATATTCAAGAAACGACGGAGAGTGGAGAGTTATAACAGAAAATAACTTAGACGCAAGCGGTAATTTTAGCACAGGTAAAACTGGAGATACAACAAACCAGCAATTAGACGCCAGTTGGCTATTAAAGTTTAACACAGACGGCGAAAAATATACAATAACTCATAGAGCTATGAGATATGTTTTTGAAAGTGATAAAGATATACGTTTTTATTATGATTCAAGCGACAAAATTTTTAATAACAAAACTGGAAAAATTGTAAAAGATAAAATTAATGTTTTAAACATAAACACTAAGCCTGATAGTAGTGAACCGTTTAACTTAGATTATACTTGGGAAATTGTCGAGGAATATCGTGATGCAGAAGGCTATGTAGATAGTAAAAAAATTCAAGTTAGTTTCTTTGATGATGATTCCGACGGTGTTGTTGATAATCCAGAAATTTTTGATGACATTGTAGATGAAACTACAAATCCAATAGATAAAGTTGTAGTACAAAAGAAAATTACAACAACCGACGGCGTAGAAGATTATGTTTATATTGACAAAAACAGTATTAATTTAAAAATACTTGAAACTAAAGAAAGTCTCGGAGCATTAAGTGCGTATGATGATCAAACGGTATTTTATTATATTAAGGAAGATATTTTTGAAGTACTTAACGGAACTACCAGCACATTGTCAATAACAACTGATTATAAAGCAAACATTGGCAGAGACGGATTAAAATTTCAATATATACATGCCGCAGATCAAAATAGTAGAATTGACCCAAGTGCAAGTAATATAATAGATACATATCTTTTAACCAGAGGTTATGATACAGAATTCCGTAAATGGATTGATGATGCTATAGCAGAAAAACCACTTCCTCCAAGTAGTGACACTTTATATTTGACCTATGCATCAGATCTTAATAAAATTAAATCACTTAGTGACGAAGTTATCTATCATCCAGTTAAGTACAAAGTACTATTTGGAAATAAGGCGTCTACAGATTTGCAAGCTACATTTAAAGTTGTTAAAAACCCAGACTTAGTGTTAAACGATAACGAAATTAAATCAGAAGTTATCAGTGCAATTAATAAATTCTTTGCATTAGATAATTGGGACTTTGGAGAAAGATTCTACTTTAGCGAATTATCAACATATGTAATGAATCAACTGGCGCCAAAAGTTGTTACTTTTGTAATTGTTCCGGTACAAGAAGATCAAACATATGGTTCTTTACAAGAAATTAAATCTGAATCAGATGAAATTTTTATCAGCGGTGCAACAGTGCAGGATATTGAAATGATTGATGCTATTACAGCAGGAAGATTAAAGGCATCAGGTGCCTTAACTACAGGAATAGAAAATTCTACTACTGGAATACAGAGTAGTACATCTATTATTAGTACAGACAACAGTGGAGGTCTTAGTTACTAATGGCTTATAATGATGATCAAAAACCGCAAAATTTACCAGCAGGAAACACTACTCCTCGTAGAAAAAGTGCTGATCACTTACCTCGATATTTTAGAACAAATGTAAACAATAAGTTTTTATCGGCTACAGTTGATCAATTAATTCAGCCTGGTGTTGCTGAAAAACTAAACGGATATTATGGTCAAAAAAATGCTAAAGGATACCAAAAAGGCGACTTTTATATAGGTGATGTTTCTAAATCAAGAGAAGATTATCAACTTGAGCCAGTATCACTTGTTAAAGACGATCTTAATAATATAGATTTTTATGCAGATTATAACGATTATATTAATCAATTAAATTCGTTAGGATCTGCAATTGATGATCATAGTGTTTTAAATAGACAAGAATATTATGCATGGAATCCACATATTGATTGGGATAAATTTGTAAATTTTCGAGAATATTATTGGCTACCTAATGGTCCGCAAACTATACAAATTGCTGGAGAAACTGACGAGGTAACTAAAACATATCAAGTAACCAGTGTTAACAACGGTGAACATTATGGATATGTATTCAATCCAGACGGTCAAACTCAAAATCCAACATTAACGTTATATAGAGGTGTTACTTATAGATTTGAAATTGATGCATCAGGAAATCCGCTATCTTTTAGAACAAGAAAAGAAACAGCACCAATATTTAGACCAAACATAAGTTATTTTAGAGGAGACAAAGTACAATATGAAGGCTCAATATATTTGTGTACTGATAATCACAATGCAGGTAATGAGCTTGACATAGAATTTTGGGATTTAGACACTACATTTAATTTAACTACTAATGTTTCTGCACAAAGTATTGATAATGGAGTTATTGAATTAACTTTAGATGCAAGTACGCCTAATTTAATTTACTATATGTCAGATAATGATGTATTTGCCAGTGGAACAATTAATGTATTAGACTTAGTAGAAGCATCGTCTATTAATGTTGAACAAGAAATTTTAAAATTAAAAACTTATACTACAGGAACTGGAGTATCGTTGTCAAATGGTATGAAAGTAGAATTTGTAGGAAATGTAACACCTGAAAAGTATGCAGAAGGTGCATGGTATGTAGAAGGAGTAGGTTCTGAAATTGATTTAATATCAGAAGTTGATTTAAGTACACCGAGTGCATATACTGATGATATAGAAATAGGATTTGATAATGACGAAAACGGCTTTGGAGTTTTACCGTTTTCCGAAGCAGTTGGATATCCATTAAACAAAGATTACCTTACTATAAACAGAGGAAGTCGAGACGGAAACTTATGGTCTAAATATAATAGATGGTTTCACAAAGATGTTATTGAAAAATCAGCAGAAGCAAACAAACAAGTATCTAACATTGATCAAAGTCAACGTGCAACACGACCTATTATTGAGTTTAACGCTAATTTAAAATTATATAATTTTGGAACTAAAAGAAAACTAACAATAGACTTAGTTGACTCTTTTACTAAAGATGTTTTTAGTACTATTGAAGGCTCTGTAGGTTATAATATTGACGATGTTGATGTTACTAACGGAATGAGAATTCTGTTTACAGCAGATCCAGATCCACGAGTTTACGGAAAAATATTTGAAGTTAAATTTATAACTTTCCAAAACAAGAGACAAATTACATTACAAGAAACTGAAGACACAGACCCATTACTTAACGAAGTATTATTATGTAATCAAGGTACTGTTAATAGAGGTAGAATGTTATGGTTCGATGGAAGTGTTTGGAAATTAGCACAACAAAAAACTGAGATTAACCAAGCACCTCTTTTTGACGTGTTTGACGAAAACGGAAATAGTTATTCAGATACAGAAGTATTTGATTCTACAACATTTGCTGGAACAAAAATATTTTCTTATGCACAAGGGTATGGAGCAAATGATACAGAGTTAGGATTTCCGTTAGAATACAGATCAATAGAAAATGTAGGCGATATAGTTTTTAAATTTAACTTACTTGATGATGTTATTAATTGTGCTTATATTGGTGAAGATGTAATAACTAAACCTTTGTCAGTTGGATATATTAGACAATATCCTAAAAGAAATACTTGGAAAACATTAAGTGGTTGGACTAAGGCAAGTTTATTAAGTAATCAGCCCGTCATTAGACAATATATTAATGATAACACAAGAACATTTTTTACACTTGATGTTTATGAAAATAGTGCTTTGTTAGATGACTTATGGTTAAGAGTTTTTGTTAACAATAATTTAAAATTTGAAAATACAGATTTTACTATAGGATCAGACAATAATAATAATTTAACAATTACATTTAACTATGAATTATCTGAAGGTGATGTAATTATTCTTAAAACAAGATCGTCTGCGGAAAAAACACAATACGGCAAATATGAAATTGCAAGTAATTTAGAACGAAATCCGTTAAACCAAGATATTACAGAATTTACATTAGGTGAAGTTAACGACCATGTTGGTACTATTATAGAAGAATTGACTACGTTTTCAGGAGTGTATCCTGGATTTAGTAACCTAAGAGATTTAGGCGAAGTGTCTCAATATGGTAAAAGAATTGTAAAACATTCGTGTCCAATAAATTTACCTTTATATCATATAGTTGATAAAGAAGCTAATATAGTTAAATCATTAAAATTTGCACGTAGAGAATACGGAAAATTTAAAAGATCCTTTTTACAAAAAGCAAATGATCTTGGATTTAGCGGCCCTGTTAAAGATCATGTTGATTTAATTTTAAACGAATTAACAAAAGATAAAATAAAAACAATGCCGTTTTATTTTAGTGATATGGTTCCTTTTACAGGATCTGTAAGATCAACAACAGAAGTTTTAGATGAAGAAAATAACTTCTTTGCATTAAACAAAATTTATAATTTTTCACAACCAAGTTCAGATGCAGTACAAGTGTATCTTAACGGAATTCAATTAATATTAAACAAAGATTATACATTTAATGATCAAGGGTTTGTAATTATCACAGCAAATAAATCGCCAGGCGATATTATTGATATTTACGAATACGAATCAACTAACGGAAGTTATGTTCCACCGACTCCTACAAAATTAGGAATTTATCCAAAGTATGAGCCTAAAAAATATATTGATAACACATACTTAGAACCTCAAGAAGTAATACAAGGACATGATGGAAGTATTACTGTTGCATATGATGATTTTAGAGATGACTTAATATTAGAACTTGAAAAAAGAATTTATAATAATATTAAAGTTGACTATGACCCTGATATGTTTGACATCTATGATTACATACCAGGACATAGTAGAAATACAGGAATAGAACAATCACAAATTAACGATTCAATGATTAGTGATTTTATTCAATGGATTCAATTAGTTGACGAAGATTATACAAACAATACATTTTTTGAAAGAGAAAACTCGTTTACATTTAATTATACAGGAGTGTTTGATCCGCAAGATAGACCGTTAAACGGTTGGTGGAGAGCAGTTTACAAATACGCTTTTGATACAGACCGTCCTCATACACATCCTTGGGAAATGCAAGGGTTTAGTATTAAACCAGATTGGTGGGAAGACCAATATGGGTCTGCACCTTACACAAGCAATAACCTATTAATGTGGGAAGATATTGAAAAAGGCATTGTGCGTTTTCCAGATACTCCAGGGGTAAGTGTTCCTAAATTTGCAAGGAATAATATAACAAATAATATACCAGTAGACGAAGACGGAAATCTACTAAGTCCAGTTTATAGTAGTTTTGTTAAAAGTTATAACACAACTGAGTTAAATCGTAATTTTGTTTTTGGAGATCATAGTCCAATTGAAACAGCTTGGAGGAAAGGTTCTGAATACCCATTTTCATTAATTACTGCTTTGGTTTTAAACCAGCCAGCAAGAACATTTGCGTCAATATTTGATAGAGTTAGACAGACAAAAAATTTATTAGGTCAAAGAAATTATCTTGGTCCTAATGAACATATTACTTTACAGAAACTTGTTTTTCCAAATGACGTTAATGAAACTAACAGAGTATTTACATCTGGTTTAATTAATTATGTTTACGATTATTTGGCAAGTAGTGTTACTACTACTTTTAATAATTATAAAAATCGTTTATCAACAATTAATAACCAACTTGGATTTAAAATTGGTGGTTTTACTACCAAAGATAAATTTAAACTAATATTAGATTCAAGAACACCTTTAAATAAAGGTAATGTTTTTGTACCAGAAGAAAACTATAATATTTTCTTAAACAAAAGTTCACCTGTAAAAAGTATTACATATAGCGGTGTAATTATAGAAAAACAAAGTTTTGGTTTTATTGTAAGAGGCTACGATCAAGTAGCGCCGTATTTTACATATAATCCTGCAATACCCTTACAAAATGATCCTCTTATTAATATTGGAGGAATAAATGCAAGTTTTGTTGAATGGGATAGTAGAAAAACTTATGTTGCAGGTGCAATAGTACAGCATCAAAATAGTTTTTATAGAGTTGTAGAAACACACGACAGCGGTCAAGAATTTGACGAAACTAAATTTGTAAAAATTCCTGAATTACCAGTACAAGGCGGCCGCGAAGCGTATTTTAGAAAAGCATTTAAAAACAACTCAGAAAGATTGCCATACGGTACTGTGTTTAAAAATATACAAGATTTAGTTGACTTTTTATTAGGATACGGTTATTGGTTAGAAAAACAAGGTTTTGTATTTGATTTTTATTCAGCAAAAGACGAATTTGTTTCTAATTGGCAAACAAGTGCAAAAGAATTTATGTTTTGGACTACACAGAATTGGAATGCTGGTAGTGTAATTACATTAAGTCCGGGAGCATTTCAAATTAAATTTATTAGTGAATATTCTGTAGTTGATGATATTTACGATACATTTTATGGATATAGTTTATTAAAAGCTGACGGCAAAAAGTTACAACCAGAAAATGTTACGTTAACAAGAGAAAATCCAAAAGAATTTATTATTAAACCTAAAGCAACAGAAGACGGAATTTATTCTGTTCGCTTGTCGTTAGTACAAAAAGAACATGCTTTGATTATAGATAATAAAACAGTATTTGGCGATATTATTTACGATCAAGAACCTGGTTATAGACAACAAAGACTTAAAGTTTTAGGATATAGAACAGATAATTGGGACGGAAGTTTAAATATTCCTGGGTTTGTTTTTGATGACGCCAAAATAACTGAATGGAAACCATGGCAGGATTATGCAATTGGAGACCTTGTAAAGTATAAAGAATTTTATTATAGTGCAAAAAATAAAGTAACAGGAACAGAAGTATTTGTAGCTTCGGAATGGGTTAGGTTGTCTGAAAAACCCGAAATGGGTCTAATTCCAAACTTTGAATATAAAACTAATCAGTTTGCTGATTTTTATGACTTAGATACAGATAATTTTGATGTTGAACAACAAAAATTTGCACAGCATCTAATTGGATATCAAAACCGTGACTATTTGGCAAACATTATTAATGATGATGTTAGTCAGTACAAATTCTATCAAGGAATGATCCAAGATAAAGGTTCAAAGAACGCTCTTACTAAACTTTTTGATGTTCTTGGCAGTGCAGACAAAGACAGTTTAGAGTTTTATGAAGAATGGGCAATTAAACAAGGTCAATACGGTGCGGCACAAGGGTTTGAAGAAGTTGAATTTATTTTAGATGAAGATCAGTTTAAATTACAGCCTCAAAGTGTAGAGTTAGTAAATCAAATTCGAGGTGACGAAACAGACTTAGTTTATAGAATACGTCCGTTTGAAGTATTTTTACGTCCAACCGATTATGATCATAAACCGTTCCCAACAACATATGTTGATAAAACATATACAAAAAATAGCGGCTATGTTAATCCAGAAGACGTTGACTTTACAGTTTCAACATTTGATAATATTACAAACATTGATTATACTAAATTATCATACGGAGATATTGTTTGGGCAGGAAATGTTGGATTAGGATGGGATGTCTATCTGTATACAAGTGCAGACATTGTTTTAGAATCTGTAAGTGCAGAAAAAGAATTTGTATTTAAAACATTGCCTACAATGTTTAGCGAAGGCGACATTATTGGTATAGAATATACCGATGCTGAAGGAGTAGAAGTTAAAGAACTTGCAAAAGTTACTCAAGTTCTTAATAATAAAATTAAAGTTAATAATACATCTGCTCAAGAGTCAGAAACAATAACTAATCCGATTATTTCAAGGTTTATTAGTGTGCGTGTAAAAGACTTTGACGAAGCTTCTAAATTAGTCCAAACTTTTAAAACAAATATTGGAAAGATTTGGATTGATGAAGATTTAGATAAAAAATGGAGAGTTATAGAGCAGAAAGCCTCATTTGAAGAGCATCAAGTTATATCAAATACTGAGTCTGGATTACGTAATCAATATGGGATTTCAATAGACGCAAGTGATAATAATACACTTTTAGTAGTTGGCTCGCCAGATGACGATGACGGAAAAGTTTTTGTTTATGTTAGAGCTGGTAACTCAGGTGCTTACTCGCTAAATCAAGTTGTAGAACCAGAGTTAGGAATTGCAGATTCTAATCAAAAATTTGGAGCATCAGTTGCAGTTACTGATAATGGAAGATATTTAATAGTTGGTTCTCCTGAAGCATCAAATGTTCGTAGTACATTTAAAGGCGATTATGATAGCTCTCAAGATTATAGCCAATTTGATATTGTTACTTACAAAGATAATAATTGGCAAGCAACAAAAGACATCGAAGGCGCCGAAGTAAACATTAATTTTGGCAGTTTTGAATCAGTACCTGAAATATTAAGAGACTTGGGCCAAATAGAAAGTAACGCCGATATTAAACCTGCGCTACTCACAGGTGATTATCCTTTCACAAATATTAATACAGATCACTTTTTAATTAAAGCACCGTTTGATATGTATGAAGGGTCTGGAATTGGCGATACAGTAAAATTAGTTTGGAATAAATTAACCCAAGCAAACCAAGATATTGACACATTGCAAGAAGTTTTACCTTTTGCTGATCAAGTACCTGATTTAAGTGCTGAATTTTTAACTGCTGGACATATTATTTCTGAAAAAATTGATAGTATTCTTTATGTTGAAAATAGTAATACTATTCCATTAGTAGGTCAAATTGTAGAAACACAAACTGGATTTGGTGAAGTTTCTTATACGTTTAATGACGGTGCAAAAGCAACAATTTATATTAAAAATCAAAACGGTACATTTGGATTCTTTGGATCGTTAACTACAAGCATTGGTGAATTTGTTGGTGAGTATGTTACTGTTGCACCAAATGATACTGTAGCCGATGCAGACGAAAAATGGGGCGGTTACTGGAGAGTTGAAAAAGCACCTTATCTTGTAAGTTCTATAAATTCTGATGTAGGACGAGGTTTAGTTTACACTGATGTTATTCCGTCTGGTAATCCTGATCCAAATAGATTTTACTATAATATTTTAAATTATCAAACTGATATATCTTCAAGTTTAGATTCAATTCATAGTCAAATTACTACATTAAGTTATCGAGGTAATCCTGGCCCAGGCGGGGTAACAGATGACTTTGAATCGTCTTTATGGGTAGCAAGAGCACCTAAGCCGTTAACGGATGTGTTAAATGTAGTTGCTCCAGGAGATCAAAGTAATGATACTGTTGATTTCTTCTATAATGATTTGCCTAATTATAATACAGGTAATTTTAATAATCCAGAAGATATTGGTCTTGGCGTTGAGCAAATGAATAAAACGCACACAATATATGATGTGTGGGATGGATACATTGATTTTAGAATAACTAAAAACTTAGGCGGAATTCCAATTGAACCTAAAGTTGGACTTACTGTTAGAGATGTTACTAATCTTGGAACAGCCGAAGTTATGTTTTATCAAAGATTTGATACAAATAATGGTAGAATATATGTTAAAAATGTTACAGGTAACTGGGCAGTTGGTAATTTATTTGGCGAAAACAGAGAAATTGAGTTTTTAGCAGATGGTTCTGGAGATGCACTTTATGATCCAATTTCGGGATCTCGTGTTTTTGGTCAGATTGAACAAAGAGCATTTCCGTTAGATGAAGCAAATATTGGTAAACTTGTGGTGTTTGATAACTCTGCAACTATTAATGTTCAAGATGTTGATGCTGATGTAACCACAAAAGAAGACACTATTTTAGATAACGAATATTGGTTCTATAGAGAAGAAACAGTATTAGGTATTGCTCGTCCTGCAAACATTCCTACTATAGCCAATAACGATTGGGAATTAATTTATAACATTCCTGCATCTATTGACGGTGTGCAAAGTGGACTTACAAAAGAAGGAATGTTTTCTATCTACGAAAGAAAAGGTATTGGAGCATTTGTAAAACTTAATTCGTTTACAGTTACAGAACGCGGCAACAATCAATATTTAGGTAGTGAATTAAAAGTTTCAAATAATAACGAATTCTATAGACTAATTGTTAAACAAACAGGTGACGGAACAAATACAAATCCTGGCAGACTTTATATGTTTAACAATGGTGAATTTAACGGTATTGACTACGGCTGGGAATCAGCAAGAGATAAAAATTATAGAGGCCCATTTGACGATACAACATTATATTATCCACAAGAAATTGTTTATTATAATAACAAGTTATATCAGGCAGAGATACTAAATGGACCCGGAACATTTGATGTAAGAGATTGGAATGAATTAGATCAAAATGTTAATTACTTAGGATTTATTCCAAATAGATCAGCAAACATTGTAACAGATGCAGATCAAATTATTGAAGACGAAAATTTATTAGAATTTGCAAGAGCTTATGATATAAGCAAAGACGGTGAAGTAATTGTTATAACAACAACATACAATGAAAATGCTGAAAATACTGTAGAAATTTATCGTAATATAAATGGACTATTTTATAGAGATCAAACAATATTATCACCAAGTAAATTAACTCAATATGGAAGTAATATTGCATTAAGTAATGATGGAAAATTAATTGCAGTAGGCGCACCATACAATGATGATGAAGGATTAGACCATGGTACTGTTTATGTTTATAAACAACAAGATGGATCTTTCTTAGAGTCACAAAAACTTTATAGTCCAAAAGATGATAAAACAGAATTGTTTGGATGGTCAGTTGACTTTGATGGTGATAGACTTATTATTGGTTCTGCTAACGGAGATTCGTTAATTACAACTACTTTTGACGGAAGCAGTGTTGGAAATGAAAAACCAGTTACTACATTTGACAAAGAATTTACTACTTTTAAAAATATAACTCAAGATACAGGAAACATTAGAGTATATGAAAGACTAAATGACTATATGTTATATTCACAAACTATTGATTTTGATAGAGATAACGTTAGTTTATTTGGACGTAGTGTATTATTAAGAAAAAACCATGTTTATGCAGGACTACCAACATTTAAGTCAGGCATATATACTGGCGCAGTAGTTGATTATAGATTAGACGATAATACTACAATATGGGAAAATCTTCGTGTAACTAAAAATCCTGTAGATGTTAGCAAAATTAAACGTGCTGTATTATACAATACAAAAACAAATACTATTCTTCAGTATATTGATTATATAGATGTACTACAAGGAAAAATTGCAGGACCAGCAGAACAAGAGTTGACATATAAAACACCATATGATCCTGCAACATATAATACTGGTATTGCTCCAAATACTGACAAAACAAATAGCTGGGGAGAAGCCCAAGAAGGTCAACTATGGTGGGATTTAACAAATGCTAAGTTTAGAAATCCTTATCAAGGAAATGTAATCTTTAGTTCAAATAATTGGAATTCAAGTTTTTCAAATCAAAATTCTATCGATGTTTATGAATGGGTAAAATCAAAATATCTTCCAAGTGAATGGGATGAAAAATCTGGTACAAATGAAGGTTTGAAGCAAGGTATAACTGGCAAAACAAGATCAGGCGACGATGCTTATGTTCTTAAACGTGTATATGATACTGCATCAGGTACCTTTACTAATTATTATTATTACTGGGTAAGAAATAAAACTACATTACCTGCTATTGAAGATAGAAAAACAACTGCAAGAGATGTTGCAAGATTAATTAGAGACCCAGCAAATGAAGGCTATAAGTTTATTGCACTAATTACTGAAAATGAATTTGCCGTATTTAACTGCGAAAACATATTAAGTGATAGAGATATTGCATTAAGTATACAATATTGGACCATTGAAGATCAAAATATTAATATACATAATCAATATCAAATTATTACCGAAGGATTAGAGACAAGTCTTCCAAGTACTGACATTCAAAGAAAATGGTTTGATAGTTTAGTTGGCTACGATGAGAAAAATAGACAAGTACCTGCTCCGGAATTAAGTGCAAAAGAAAAATATGGTATTTTAAATAAACCAAGACAAGGATGGTTTATAAATAGAGAAGAAGCACTTAAAGAAACAATTGAAAGAATTAATAGTGTTTTAAAAGACAACCTAATTAGTGATGATAAAGATATTACTAATCTTACAGACATAGATCCAGAGCCAACTAAGTCATCTAAGGTCTGGGATAGAAGTGTAGATACAAAGATTGAATTACAATTTGTTGGTGTTGCTAAAGCAGAACAAGCAACACTGGAACCTGTTGTCGAAAACGGAAAAATTGTTCGTGTAAACATTACTAACGGCGGTCGAGGCTATTTGCAAGAACCAACAGTTACAGTTTTAGGAACAGGTAAAGATGCAGAAATTAAAACAGTAATTAACAATCAAGGCACTGTTACAGATGTTATTATTGAAAATGCTGGAACTAACTATGCACAAGATAATACAAGATTAGCAGTTAGACGTTATACGGTATTAGTTAAAGCAGACGAATCATTAAATAACAAATGGGCATTATACGAAAGAGATACTGTTGCTAAAGAATGGATTTTAGTTGAAAGTCAAGCATACGATGTAACTAAGTATTGGGATTATATTGACTGGTATGCTCCGGGGTACAATTCATTTACAAAAATTGATACAGTAATTGAACAATCATATGATTTAAGTAGACTAAATGATAGTATCGGTGATATTGTAAAAATACAAACAGTAGGTACAGGCGGCTGGCTACTGCTTGAAAAGATTAATAATCAAGAAGGCGAAGACTATTCAGTAAATTATAAAACTATTGGTAGAGAAAACGGTACTATACAATTTAAAGAAACTTTATATAATGTTGAAGATTCTAAAGTTGGATTTGACACTACTAATTATGATGCCTTAACTTTTGATAGTCTACCAACAACAGAAACAAGAATTATTTTAAACACTATTAAAGACAATGTCTTTATTGAAGAATTAGCATTAGAATATAATAAATTGTTTTTTGCAAGTTTGCGTTATGTTTTTGCAGAACAAAATTATGTTGATTGGGCATTTAAATCGTCGTTTATAAAAGCAAAACATAATGTTGGTGAATTAGAACAAAAAGTAAACTTCCAGAACGATAATCTTCCAAGTTATGAAGAATATATTAAAGAAGTTAAACCATTTAAGACTAAAATTAGAGAATATCTAAGCTCTTACGAAAGTACTGACGTTGCAGGAAATAATGTATCAGATTTTGATTTACCTGCAAGATACGTTTTAACATCAGACGGAATTGAACCATTAAGAGTTAAATCTTATAATACAGGAATTGTTGCAGACAATCCTGAAGAACTTGAAAATTATCCAAATAAAAACTGGATTGATAATTCTGGATATAAAGTTGTTAAAATTGAATTAGATGATCCAGGTCAAGGATATACATCACCACCTACTGTTACAATTGAAGGAAATAAAGGTGCAGTAGCAAAAGCGTCATTAGGTAAAAATGGTTCTATTAGCGGAATTCGAGTATTTGATCAAGGAGAAGGATATCTTGAGTCGCCAAAGATTACACTAAATGGTTCTATTTCTCCTGGAGGAAGAGAAGCAAGTGCATATGCTATTATAGGAAATAGTCCTGTAAGAAGTATAAAAACAATCATAAAATTTGATAGAGTATCTGGAACATATGAATTTGTAAATTTAGACACAATACAAAACTTTGTAGCATCTGGATCTATAATTACATTTGATTTAGATTGGCCTATGGATTTAAGAACAACAACTGTTCGTGTTTTTGAAAATGACGACGAAGTCCTTGCAAGACGTTATACATATTCTAACCAACTTGATAAATCTAAAGGATATGATAGATACTTGGGTCAATTAAAGTTTGTTGATCCACCAGTTGCAAATTCAAACATTAGAATTGAATATTCTAAAGATATAAATTTATTAAAAGCACAAGATCGTATTAATTTAGCATATCAACCAACTGGCGATAACTTTGGTAAAACATTAGGACAACTAATGGACGGCGTTGACTACGGCGGAGTTCAAGTAAGATCTTTTGATTTTGGCGGAACAACTGGCTGGAATACAGCACCGTGGATGACACAGGGTTGGGACGTATTTGACACTGCATTTGAAGATGAAATATTCTTATTTAAAACAGTAATAATAGAATTTGATTCGCCAATTAGTGTTAGACCTAATGAAGTACTAACACAAAACAATACACTTGCATCAGGTAAAGTAATTGGATCTACCGAAACAACTGTAACATTGCAAGCAGACTTTGATTCTAATTTTTCAACAGAAGATGAAATATATGGAGAAGATAGTACGCTAATTGGCGCAGATAGCTCTGTTAGAACACCAATTAATGTTAGTAATACATTACCTTTAAACACTCCGCTTGAAGAAGGAATAGAATATAATGTTTACAGAACAGCATATGATGCTAATGGGCAAGTCTTAACAAATTATAGAGTTGATGATTCTGAATGGGACGGCTCTACAGTAGGTACACAGGATAATCCGTATGCAAATATGCTACCAATACAAGGAAATCAAGAAACTGAACTTGATGTTAATGATTTAGGTGTAGATACTGAATTACAAACAGGAGAAGTAAGACTTGCAATAGTAATTCGTAAAGTTACTTCAGACGGATCGTTTATTCCTGATCCAGATAGTTTTGACACATCAATTGATGGCGGCAATTTAATATATGGAACAGCTACAGGATTAGATTCTGCAGATATTAATATTGACGGCGACGGATTTGTTACGCCAACAACATCTAAAGGTCCTGAAGAAATTGTTCCAGGACAAACATTAGACACTGTAGATATCCAAGTTTACGAAAAACCATCTGGTGGTAGTAGTCAAATTACTTGTAGAAATTATATTGGTAATGGAGTAAAATCTAATTTTGACATAGGAACACCAATAGGTCAATTTGCCAACTTGTTTGTTAAAGTTGATTACACAGTAATGAACACAAATGATTATACAGTAGACGTTGCAACTAATCAAGTAATTTTCTTTAATCCGCCTGCAGATAATTCAAGAATTAATATTATTAATCTTGGAGTTAGTGCAACAACAATTTTAGATATTGATACATTTATTGGTAACGGAACTACAATAGATTTCTTAACTAATGCAAGATTTGAAGATAATGCAAACGGATTAGTAACTGTAGATGGCGAAGTTGTAGACATAACTTTAGTTGAGTCCGATGACACATACGAAAATAGTGGTAATTTTGTAGTAAGATTTGCTACGCCGCCTAAAGATGGCGCAATTATACAAATGATGTTAGCAGTAGGCGGCGTTGAAATATTCCAGCAATACAGTACTGTAAATATTGATACATTTACTGCCGATGGAAGCACAACACAATACGAATTGTCTCAAGCACCATTTGAACAACAGCCAGAAAGTGCTTATGTGTTAGTTAAAGTAAACAATAAGATTTTAGATCCTGGTTACAGTCAAAAATTTGAAGTTACTACTGCACTAAGAGAATACCAATTAGATTTAACACAAATTCCAACTGCAACAGTTAACTCTTTTGACTTGGCAGTATACCTAAACGGTATTGAACTTGAGTATTTACAAAACTGGACATTTGAAGGCGCAGGATCGTTTAATCCAAATGTACCTCCTCAATCGCAGCCAGGTAGCACTGTTACACTTGCCGCAGGTATTGGCGAAGATGGTGATGAATTAACAGTATATGTTCTTACTTCGGGTGAATACAGAATGGGGTATTATGAACAAGATAATACATATGTTAAAACGCCAAAAGTATTAAACTTAGATAATGCATTTAGCGAAGATGATACTATTACAGTTTACCAATTTAGTAATCACGATAGTCAAGGTTTTGAAAGACAAAGTTTTGAAGTTACAGAAAAAACTGAAACTACACCTGGTACTAAATTATATTACGATTTTAAACTACTTGAAAAAGGCTATATTACATTACGTAAACCTGCAAGAGACGCAGAATATGTTTGGGTAGTTAAAAACGGCGATTTACTATCTCCAAGTGTTGATTATAGTATTACTTCAAATAGACGTTATGTTAAATTAGTTCAACAACCAAACGAAGGTGACAAACTACAAGTATTACATTTTTCTGATAATACAGTAGTTGATAAGTTTGGCTGGCGTCAGTTTAAAGACATTCTTAATAGAACTCATTATAAACGTCTTGAAGAAATTTATCATTTAGAAGAGCCATTAAATTGGTATGATAAGACAATTAAAGTTGTTGACGGTAACGGATTACCGGAGCCTGAAGTTGGAGCAAAATATCCAGGCGTTATCTTTATTGAGGGTGAGAGAATTGAATACTTTAGGAAAGTAGGTAACGAACTATTACAACTTCGCAGAGGAACACTTGGAACAGGTGTTAAAGATGTTTATGACGCTGGCACAATGCTTATGGAACAAGGTGTTGATACTACATTACCATACAAAGACGAAGAAGAAATAATTACAGTTACATCTTCTGGATTTAGTACTGGAAGCGACAGTTATGAAAACAGCCCAGGAATGGGCGTAACCAGTATTACATATGACTTTAATAATAATACGGCATTTCCATTAGGCGGACAAGTAACAACAGTTATTGGAACAGGATTTACAGATAGGGTAGAAATTTACGTTGGAACAACAAAATGCGAAGCAACATTTATTTCAGAAAATGAATTAACCTTTGTAACTCCTGCACTACCTGTTGGATCATATGACTTGATTGTTGTAAATCCGTTTACAACTGTACCTATTGATACTCCACAAACAAGTTTTGTTGTTCCTGGAGGTATTAAATATGTTCAAATTTTATTACCATTTGCACCTATTCCTAACCCAGCAAGTGCAACAGATTGGTATAAAGACACTATTCCAGAAGAATATTGGGAAGCACAGGATATTGAAGTTTTCGTAGCTGGTAGGCGTTTACGTAAAACTCCGATAAGTAAGTATAATTACGATGCACAAGATAGTCCAGAAGGGGACATAATCTTAGAGGCAGAGTATGCTGTAAATAAAAATATAGGAGCATATGTGCGTTTAACAACTCCACCACCAGAAGGGACAACAGTAACTATTATTAGAAAGATCGGTACAACATGGTCTGACAGAGGAACTACTATAGCAAATAGCGATTCTAACATTGCTAAGTTCTTACGTGCTAAGACAACTGAGCTACCACGATAAATAGTATAGCAGGAAAATAAAATGGCAGACAAATTTAAAGATTTTAATGGAACACTGATACAAGGTCATATTAAGATAACTGACCCAGAATCAGGAAAAGTTATTGTAGATAAGCGTAATGCTATCCACTACGAAAACATGAGTATTTCGTTAGCTGAATCATTAGCTAATAATGGTAGCGGCTGGATATACGAAATGAGCTTTGGTAATGGAGGAACATCAGTGGATCCTACAGGTATTATTACGTACCTTACTCCTAACAGTACTGGAACAAATGCAAGTTTGTATAATCAAACTTATACAAAAGTTGTAGATGACAGAAGTGTTAACAATATTGATCCAATTAGAAATAAAATTGAAACAAGACACATTAGCGGTACTAACTACACAGATATTGTTGTTACTTGTTTATTAGACTACGGAGAGCCAGCAGGTCAAGATGCATTTGATAATGCAACTGACGAAGCAAGTTCATTTATTTTTGATGAACTGGGACTAAGGGCTTATTCAACACAAGGTACAGGACGTCTGCTTACACATGTTATTTTCCATCCTGTGCAAAAATCATTGAATAGATTAATCCAAGTAGATTATACCGTAAGAATTCAATCATTATCAGGTTTTAACGAGGTTTAATAAATGCCATATACTATTCCATATACAGATGAAGCAAACAATGGTACTATTACTGTAATTGATAATACTATTGATCAAAGTACTTCAATTAAATTTCCTGGTAAAAACGTAACATCATATGGTAGTGCTATTGCTGAAAACTTCCTGCATATGCTTGAAAACTTTGCAAGTGCAACAGAACCTCCAAGAGCAACAGAAGGTCAGTTATGGTATAATACTACTCCGGGAGCAGAACAACTTAAAGTATATGACGGAACAGTTTGGGTTCCAGCAGGCGGTTTAAATAGAGCTCCGACAGCACCAGATGTTGCATTTTCTCAAACTGGTGATCTTTGGGTTGACACAGATAATCAGCAACTTTATTTAAACTCAGGTTCTGGTTGGGTACTTGTTGGTCCTACATTTAGTGATGGTTTAGCAACAGGTGCAACACCTCTAACATTAACAGGTGTTGATAATCAGGATTATACAGTTTTACAGGTAGAAGTTGAAGCACAACCTGTAGCAATTATTTCTGCAGATACCTTTACACCTAAAGTAGTTATACCAGGATTTACAGTTATTAATCCAGGTATAAATTTATCCACAAGAGATTTTACAGGAGAAGGCGGATCTCCTAAATTTTATGGCACAGCAGAAAAAGCAGAAAACTTAATTGTTAATAATACTCCTGTTGACGCTGGTAACTTTTTACGTGGTGATGTAAGTAGTACTACGCTATTTCCTGTAACAGTACAAAATAATACAGGTTTAATTATTGGTACAGATGCGGCACTAAACGTAGGTGTTGACGGCCAAGCTGGTGTTATTAGACACCAAATTGAAGGCTCTAATATTGACTTACAAGTTAAAAATTCTGGTTCAACTCGTACAGTTTTGCGTGTTGATTCTAATTTGCGTGTAGGTATTAACAATCTTGCTCCAGACGAAGCACTTGATGTTATTGGAAATATTCAAACAGATTCAGACTTATTTGTAAATGGCACTACACAGAGTTCTACAATTAATACAGGAAGTGTTATTGTTAAAGGCGGCGTAGGTATTGCAAGAAATTTAAATGTTGGCGGCAATACACAAGTATTAGGAATTACTACATTAGGACCAACAATTCCAGATGGCAATAACACAAGAGATTTAGGAGCACCTGCTTCTAAATGGCGTAACATTTATTCAACTACATTTATTGGTAACTTAACTGGTAATGTTAACGGTACTGTATCAGGTATTGCAGGTTCAGCAAATAAATTAACATCTGCAAGTTCGTTTAGAATTGCAGGTGACGTTGCAACAACAGAAGATGTAGTATTTGACGGACAAACCGGCGGATCGTTAAAAACATTCCAAACAATTATTTCAAATGAGATTGTTTCTGGTAAGGATGAAACGTTTGAATCTCAAATTGACGACGAATTACTTATTAACAGAACTACAGGTAATACTGGATTATATAAAATTTCAAGACGTAACTTATTAGATTCAGTGCCAACTAATCCGCCAGGGGTTGTATTGCCATATGCAGGTTCAGCAGTTCCACAGGGTTGGTTACTATGTGACGGAAGTGAAGTAAGAATTTCAGAATACGGATTACTATTTGAAGCTATTGGATATTCTTTTGGAGCTCGTGCTACAATTACAGCAGGATTTTTTAAAGTCCCAGACTTAAGAGGTAGATTGCCTCTTGGTGCAGATAACATGGGTGGCCAAAGTGCAGATACTGTTACCGCAGATTATGCAGACGGTGTTGGACAGATTGGCGGATCAGAAACAGAAAATATTGCAGTTGAAAATTTACCAGAACACAAGCATGATATGAGAGGCGACAGCGGCGATCAGTACTATGGCATTAGAGATATTAGCGGCACACCAAATGATAACGAAGCTATCGTTTATGACGCACCTAATGCAAGCGGCAACGGCCAGGCTCTACCAAACAGTGGTGGTATTTTAACTGATGCAGAAGAATTAGGTATTCCGTTGAATATTATGAATCCAACATTAACGATGAATTATATTATTTGGACAGGCAGGGTATAATCAATGAGCTATAAATTAAATAAAACTGATGGCGAACTTTTAGTAGAATTAGCAGATGGTATCATTGATAATTCCACTACTGACATAACGTTAGTTGGTAAAAATTATAAAGGTTTTGGCGAGTTTATAAACGAAAACTTTATTAAAATGGTAGAAAATTTTGCCGGAACTAATACTCCAGGCAAACCATTAGTAGGTCAATTATGGTATGATACTGGCCAAGCACGATTGAAATTATATGATGGAAGTACTTTTAGAACTGCTGGCGGACCAATAGTATCAAATACTCAACCAGATATGGTTGCAGGTGATATTTGGATTGACAACGAAAACAATAAAATGTATTTCTTTGACGGTACAGATTTAGTACTTGTAGGTCCTGAATATGATGCGGCACAAGGACAAACTGGATTTGAAGTAGCATCAGTTATTGATATTTCAGCACGTGAACGTGTTGTTCTTAAAATATGGATTGGTGGTACATTATTTGGTGTAATTACAAAAGAAGAATTTTTACTTGCAGGTGAAAACAAAATACCTGGATTTCCTGATGATGAAGATGATATTGTTATACCAAAAAGACAAAAGTACAGTCAAGGATTTAATTTAGTAGATTCAAATTTTTGGTATAGAGGAACAGCTTCAGAAGCAAGATCTCTTGTTGATACAGACGGAACTGCATACTCATCAGCTGACTTTTTACCTACAGGCGAAAATGGTGAGACAACTGGTTCTATAAAAATTAAAAATAGTGCAGGTTTAAGTATTGGTATTGCTGATACTGAATATATGACACTTAAAATTGTAGGTACAACTACTACACTTGAAACACAACAAAGTGGAACTGATGTTGCTATTAGAACAAGAAGCGGAAACCAGTTTACTGATGCTTTAAAAATTGATGCAATTAATAGTCGTATGGGCATTTTTAAAAGTGAGCCAGAATATACACTTGATGTTGCAGGAACAATGCACACATCGTCAAGTGTAATAATTGATGGCGACTTAACAGTAAACGGTGATGCCACATATGTTAATGTACAAAACTTACAAGTTGAAGATATTAATATTGAATTAGGAGTGTCAGACGGTTCAATAGAGAATGATGCAGGAGTAGACGGCGCAGGCATTATTATTAAATCATCAGAAGGAGACAAGACGTTTGTTTACGATAATAGTACAACGTCATTTGATTCAAATTTAAATTTTAATCTTGAAGCTGGAAATGAGTTTAGAATTAATGATACACTTATAGCAAGTTCTACTGAATTAGGATCAGGTATAACATTAGCAAGTGGTCTTTCACAAATTGGCACATTAGTTAATCTTAATGTAGACAACATTAACTTAGATGGAAATACTATTAGTACATCAGTTACTGGTCTAACATTTGATTTATCTGGTCCAATGAACGTATCAAATACACAAATTAAAGATGTTAATGATCCAACAGATCCACAAGATTCTGCAACTAAGGCATATGTTGATAGGGTTGTTGACTCAGAACCTGTAGTAATGGCATTAGATACTACTGGATTAGCATCTCCAAGTGCTGGAAATCCTTATACAGATGTAATTGGTATTTTAGAGACACTTTTCCCAGCATCAGAGAAAGAAGAAAATACTGTTGCAAGAATTCATTGTACATCATATACAGGTGTTGAAGTTACAGGTATTGATGTACAATCTGCTATGAGTAAAAGCTATTTGTCAGTGCTGACAGACGATTCAACAGCACAGTCGGTAGTACAAGACGTTAACTTTAGTCCAGTTGATGCACTTGCAAATTTAACACCATCCAGACAAACTATGACATTTAGGGTAACAGGTGGTGTTTGGTCTTGGATCGGAACAGCGTAATATTTACAAAAGCGATAAATATTAAATATAACAGGGGTTAGAACAGATGGCATATACTATCGACAGATACAATAGAACGGTCTTAACAGTAGTTGAGGACGGGACATTAGACCAGACTACTGACATTAAATTAGTTGGTAAAAACTATGCTGGTTACGGTGAAATACAAAATGAAAATTTTGTTTTCTTATTAGAAAATTTTGCAGGATCAACAGCACCACCTAAAGCAATTAGCGGTCAAGTTTGGTTTGATACAAGTACAAGTAAACTTAAATTCTTTGACGGCACAAAATGGCGTACTACAGGCGGCGCAGAAGTCCTTAACACTGCACCATCGGGCTTAACACAAGGCGACTTTTGGTGGGATACTACAAACGAGCAATTATATGCATATAATGGTTCAGACTTTGTTCTTGTAGGTCCACAAGATGCTGGCGACGGCGTAACTCAAATGCAGTCAAGAACTGTTCGTGACACAAACGATATAAATCACCCTGTTATTGTTTCTGTTATCAACGATACTGTTGTTCATATTATTTCTAATGAAACGTTTACTATTGATAGTTCGGATGCAGAGAACAGAATTCCTGGATTTACTCTTGTTAAAAAAGGTATTACATTAATTAATACTTCTGCTACTACTGGTGTTACATCTACAGATCATATATTCTGGGGAACAGCATCTAACGCTAAAAAACTTAACGGAATTGACGCAGACAAATATGTTGTTTCGTCAGTTGGTTCGCCTACAGTATTTTCAGAAATTGTAGAATTTTCCGATAACGGTTTTGCAGTTGGTGATGCAAACGATTTACGTGTGTTTGTTGACAATGATAATGAAGTTAAAATTGAAAATACAGCTACAAAAATTTTCCTTAGAGCACTTACTTTAAATACTGATGATGCTAACAGACCGTCAGATACTCCAGGATCTTTAGTTGTTAAATCAAATAGTTTTGAACCTGGATTTACTGGTGACGGAGCAACAATAGCAACAATGGACTTAGGTGCAGAAACTGCTCAATTTAATAGAGTGTATGCAAGTAACTTTATAGGTACTTCAGAAAAAGCAACTGCTCTTGTTGTTAACGGTGATTCACGAACAGGTGACACTGCAATTTCTGCAAATACTGTAGCAGTTCGCGATGCAAGTGGCGATTTACGTGCAAACTTGTTTAGAGGTACTGCATTAACTGCAAAATTTGCTGACTTAGCAGAAAAATATACAACTCCAGGTGATTTAACTCCAGGAACTGTTGTATCAGTTTGCGAGCACGAAGATCATGAAGTTGATGTTGCAAATGTAGGAAACATTGCAATGGGCGTTGTTTCAACACAACCTGCACTTATTATGAATGAAGATTTAGACGGACAGTCAATTGCACTTAAAGGGCGTGTTCCTGTACGTGTATTAGGCGCAGTTAAGAAAGGTGATGCAGTATACGTTGACAAAGATGGTTGTGCAAGCACAGCAATTAACGGTGGAAGCATTGTAGGTGTAGCATTAGAATCAAACGACAACGAATCAGAAAAATTAGTTGAATGCGTATTAAAGGTATAAATACTTGAAGTATAAATGTACGCATATTATAAGGAACACAAATTATGGCAGTTAACGTAGGTGATGCAATTACCGCCGCTCAATATAACGGTTTACAAAGTAGAATTGAACAAGTTTTAGGAAACGGATCTGGTAATTTTGGTTATGGTCAAGCTGTAACCAGTTCACAAGTCGCTAACCCATCCTCGCCAGGCGCCGGAGACGGTGATTCAGTCACAGCACAACAGATGATTGACTTAAGAATAGATATGAATAAAGCCTGGACACACCAAACTGGTCAAAATATTCCAGTAAAAAATATTGCTCAAGGTGATGTTATTGGTGCTGATCAAACAGGCGATGATTTAATTTTTGCAACAGACGGCAGTTATACATTTGATAATCCTGATATTACAGGCGGATTTAATGATTATCTATCTAAAATGGACGAGCTTGAATTAAATAGATTTGATATTGACGACGGTGAAGACGACATATCGGATATTGCAACAAGTACTCGTACAAGTTCGTGGAATGGTAATATCAACTGTACTTTTACTTGTACATTTACAGATGCTGATCATAGACGACACTTTTTTAACTCTGGCGGACAAATAAGAATATCTACTACAGGATCAAACGGAAGTGGTTCTAAAGATTCTGACTGGATTACAATGATTACTAACCCTGGTCAAATACAATTTGGATATAACTATACTACATTATCAGGTTCGACTTCTGGTGTTACATTAACTTCAGATGGAAATTATGATTTATCTGGAACTGGATTTACTGAAATAATGGTAAAAGAAGGCCAGGCAGCAGTTTATTCTGAAAATAGATATCGTGTTGAAGTTCGTCAACCAGACGGCGACAACGGAGCCAGACTCCAATTTAGAGTTCAACTTGAAGACAACGATACTGGTGACAGACCAAATCCAAGTCCACCGTCACCATTTGGTCCATTAGAAGATGAAGATGTCACTGCTGACATTACAGTTACTATTGGAACAAGAAGAGCATTTGGAAGTAATGTTCAAGTTGCAAATCCTTCTATTGCAGTAACAGATCAACTTTAAATATCTCTTGACATAGCCTACCTATTCATGTATAATATACAAAAGAATAGAGGTTTCTTATGGACGAAAGATTAAGTAAAGCATTAGACTTTTCTAACTACATGGTAACGCTAAACAATCAAAAGCGTGTACTAAAAGAACGTTATCGTGAACAAACTGTTTTCTATCATCAAGGCGGACAGTTTACAATTACTAAAGAATTAATTACATTTGTCAACATGTTAGTTGAAAGAGATAATTCTGAAGATATTGTATTAATTGACGATAATGAAACTCCGATTATGATTAAGAACTTAGAAGAATTTTTAAGTGATCTTGTTGACAGTTATTTTTCTGCGGCAAATGAATATCATGCAGAGTATACAAAATTAAAAACAAATCGAAGTGTAGAGAAGTTAGTAGAGTATGAGTAAAGGTGTATTATTATTTGCTCGTAATAATGCACAGATTGATTATTGCAAGCAAGCATATTTTCTTGCAAAACGTATACGCAAATACTTAAATTTGCCTACTACTATTGTAACAGATAGTACAGCATTTTTATTGTCTGAATATCCGGATGCAACAGATGTATTTGATAATATTGTTAGTATTGTTTGGAAAGAAGAGGATTTAAAAAATAATACAACTTTATCAAAGACAGAAAAGCATGGGATTAGAACTTTTAATGATGGCACATTAATTGAGAAAAAGTTAGAGTTTAAAAATGAAACACGAACACTTGCATATGATATCTCTCCATATGACGAAACATTAATTTTAGATACAGATGTTGTAATTTGCAATGACATTTTTACTAAGTGCTTTGATCAAGAACACAACTTTTTAATTTATAAAACTTCATATGATCTTGCACAACAAGATCGATCTAATGTTTTTGAAAGAATTTCAGATACAAGTGTAGATTTTTACTGGGCAACTTGTGTCTTTTTTAGAAAGACAAAAGAAAATAAAATTTTCTTTGATCTGCTTCAACATATACAAGAAAATTGGACACACTATAATAACATATTCCAAATTAATACTCCGTATTATAGAAATGATTATAGTTTTGCAATCGCTATTCATATTATGAACGGATACCAAAAAGGCGACTTTGCAAAACCAATGCCGGGTACATTATATTATACAACAGATAAAAGTATATTATGGACATTAAATGATACTTCTATGTTGCTGTTATTAGAAAAACAAGAACATAAAGGAGAATATACCCCAATGCGTGTTAAAAACGCCAATGTTCACGTTATGAATAAATTTAGTTTAAATAGGTGCATAGATGAAATTACCGAATAGAGGCTTTTTAGTATATGCATCAGGCGAAACATATGTAAAGCAAGCATATTTGTGTGCATTAAGTCTTAAAGCCAGCGGAAATCAATATCCTATAAGTATTGTTTCTAACGATAATATCTCAGACACTTATAAAAAGGTGTTTGATAAGGTAATTGACATTCCTTGGTATAAGAAAACTAACAGCAGATTTCAAGTAGAAAATCGTTGGAAGTTGTATCACGTAAGTCCTTATGAAGAAACCATAGTTTTAGACACTGATATTCTTGTACAACAAGACTTAGAGCACTTTTGGTCTTTAATGGAAAACTATGATCTTTACTATCCAACCAGAGTTTTTACATATAGACAAGAATTAGTTACCAGTAATTTCTATCGCAAGGCATTTGTTGCAAATAATTTACCAAATGTATATAATACTTTACATTTCTTTAAAAAATGCGATAAAAGTAAACAATACTTTACATGGGTAGAACTTATTTCAAATAACTGGGAGTTATTTTACGGTAATTTCTGTAAAAACTTTTATCCTAAAATGCCAAGTATGGATGTTACTTGTGCTATTGCCGCAAAAATTTTAGATATTGATACAGAAATAACCAATGCTAAACACGATATGCCATTAATAGTACATATGAAACCTGCCATTCAAGGATGGAAAAATAGTGTTTCTGAATGGCAAAGCAGAGTTGGCGTTTATGTTTCTAATGATTTAAAGTTAAAAATTGGTAATCATTTACAAGATTCAATTTTTCATTACACTGAAAACAATTTTGTTACTGATGATATAATAAGGAAGTATGAAAAATGTCTGACAGAGTAGCTTATGTAGTTTTTAATAAAGAAAACGGAAAAATAATTAGTATATCAAATATAGTTACTAAAGAAGATACTTATATTACTGTACCTTTGTCAGATGTTATGTCTTTAAAGAAAGGTATAGAACCATTAAGTAACTATAGTGTTCAGTATAATCCTAAAACAAAGGAATTAGAACTGCAAAGTAAATATGAACACTTTTTAGATTCGATATCAGTTAAAGATTTTATATACGAAATACCAGAAAATGAAATTGACGATGCTGATATACAGTTAGTACAAGACATACCAAATACTTGTTGGAAAATTAAAGTAGGAAATCAGCTTAAAAAGAATATTAGAGCAAAAGGTGTTAATTTAAATTCTTCAATATTGTTTAGTGTAACAGCTAAAGGTGATCCTAACATACTTTATAAAACTCTTTCTGTCCATGTCGGCCAAGCAATGAGCGATAACTATTATGTAGTACCGTTTAGTATGCCTTTTGAAACAGAAAAACAGGTATTAAGTGTTTATACTGCAAGAAAGTTTGACACTTACAGTTTAACAAGGATATTTAATGAGCAAGATTAGAGTTGTTGACCAAGATATAGTTTTTTTAAGTTATGATGAACCTAACGCAGAAAAGAACTATGCTGATTTGTGTCAAAAAGTTCCTTGGGCTAAACGTGTACATGGTGTACACGGAAGTGATGCCGCACACAAAGCGTGTGCAGACATAAGTGAAACTGAATATTTTGTTACTGTAGACGCAGACAATATTATTAATCCTGAGTTTTTAAATCAGGAGATAGATTTAGATGAATTAGGCGTTACACCTGAGCATGTTTTTAGTTGGTGTGGCAAAGTACATGTTAATGGACTAATGTACGGCAACGGCGGACTTAAAATGTGGACACGTAAATTTGTTCACAACATGAAAACGCACGAAGCAAGTGAAGATGGCGACGATAAAGGACAAGTGGAGTTTTGTTTTGATGACAAGTATTACCAGTTTAACGAGAACTACAGCGTTTCTTATACTAATGCGACACCTTGGCAGGCTTGGCGGGCGGGTTTTCGTGAAGGTGTTAAGATGTGTTTGGATCAAGGGACTAAAGTAGAAGATCTTCGCAAAACTTGGTGGCAAAACTTTGACCGTTTGCGTATTTGGTGCTCAGTAGGTGCAGATGTAGAACACGGACTTTGGAGCATTTTAGGTGCTCGTCAAGGATTATATAAAACAATGTGTACTGATTGGAACCATGCAGAAGTAAGAGACTTTAAATGGTTAAATGATTATTGGTCAAACAACGTTGAAGGCATTAATGACATCAATAACGAAATTAAAGAGTTAGGCGATAAACTTAGAGAATCTTTAGGCATAGAAATTGGAGAGTTAGACGCAGAGTCGAGTCATTTTTTTAAGTCAATTTATAGAAATACTCCTCGTGTAGTTAGGACTTATAAATGAATAACGAATTAATTAAAATTAAAAACATTTTGCCAATTACAGATAAAGAAATAAGTCCTACATTCTGTATGGCTAAATGGCATCACACAACAATATATTTACAAACAGGCGAAACGCATTCGTGTTATCATCCTGCACCTCATCCTATTCCTTTAGAAGAGATTGCAGATAACCCAAGTGCATTACATAATACAAAAGAGAAAAAAGATCAACGCAGGCAAATGATAGAAGGCCAAAAGCCTACTGGTTGTAACTATTGCTGGAAAATTGAAGCAATGGGTAAAGACTATGTAAGTGATAGACATATTAAAACAGCGAGTATATATACTCCTGAAAGATTAACTGAGATTAAAGAAAACGGATTTAATTATGATATCAACCCTGAATATATTGAAATATCTTTCTCGAATGAATGTAACTTTAAGTGCGGTTACTGTCACCCGAAAGCCTCCAGCAGATACTGGAACGAAATCAAACAACACGGTCCTTACGAAAAAAGCACCGACCACAGACAAGACATAGATTGGTTTAAAGTATATCAACGTGAAGAAGACAACCCCTATGTAGATGCCTGGTGGAAATGGTGGCCTGAAGTAAGCAAGACACTTAACATTTTGCGTATTACAGGAGGTGAACCTCTTATGCACAAAAGCACATGGGAGCTTTTTGAACGGTTAGATAATGATCCTAAGCCGCATATTCAAATAGAACTTAATAGTAATTTAGGTGTCAAACATAAATTAGTACAAAAACTTACTGATACAGTAAGACGTTTAAAAGACGAAAATAAAATTCGTAGTTTTAAATTGTATACAAGTATTGACACTTGGACAAAACGTGCAGAATATACACGCACAGGTTTAGATATTGGTCTTTGGGAAAAGAATTTAGATTATTATTTGTCTAATACAGGTTGGCCAGTAACATTTATGATTACTTTTAATTTGTTTAGTGTAACAAGTTTTGATACATTGCTTGCTAAGATTTTAGAATGGCGTAAGAAATATAACGGAGATAAAAATGAAACACAATGGCAACGTGTAAGATTTGATACTCCGCATTTAAAAGAGCCTACAATTTATGATATGAATATTCTTCCAAAAGAGGAATATATGCCATATATGCATAAACATTTGCAATTTATTAAAGATAATGTAAATGATTCTGATCGTACTAAATTTACATCTTTAGAATACGAAAAATTTAAAAGAGTTGTTGATTACATGGAGTCGACACATTATGAAGAATCTAATTTAAAATTAGCAAGAAAAAATTTTTATAATTGGTTTACAGAACATGATCGTAGACGTAACACTAATTTGATAGACACATTTCCAGAATTAGAAAATTTTTGGAAATTAACACAGGAAGAACTATGAGTAAAACAGTATTAGTAACCGGCGGAGCAGGATTTATTGCACATCATTTGATAGATAAAATTCTATCAGAAACTGATTGGAGAATTGTTACATTAGACAGATTAGATTACAGCGGCAACTTAAATAGGTTGCATGAAGTAATGATGACATATCCAGAACAAGAACGTAAACGTGTTCGCATAGTACATCATGATTTAAAGGCAGAACTAAATCCGCAAATTCGTGCAATGATAGGCAAAGTAGATCTTATTGCTCACTTAGCCGCAGGATCACACGTTGATCGCAGTATTTCATATCCAATGGAATTTGTGTTAGATAATGTAGTTGGAACAACAAATTTGTTAGACTATGCTCGAAACTTAGATAGTTTAGATATGTTTGCCTACTTTAGTACAGATGAAATTTTTGGCCCTGCACCGGCCGGTATTAGTTATAAAGAGAATGATAGATATAATAGCACAAATCCTTATAGTGCTACAAAAGCGGCAGGCAACGAATTAGTTGTTGCTTACGAAAACACTTACGGCCTACCTGCTATTATTACACATACTATGAATGTATTTGGTGAAAGACAAAATGCAGAAAAGTATATTCCTATGTGTATTAAACGAGTAAGAGATAACGAATTAGTAACAGTGCATTCAAACGCAGAAAAAACAGTTGCAGGAAGTCGACATTATATTCATGCAAAAGATGTTGCAGATGCATTATTATTTTTATACCAGTATGATTTAAGCAAGTTAAAGCCAGACGAAACAGGAGCTAAGTGTCAAAAGTTTAATATTGTAGGTAGTACAGAAATTAACAATCTTGAACTTGCACAGTTTATTGCAGATACACAAGGTAAGCCTTTAAATTATGAAATGGTCGATTTCCATAGCAGTCGTCCGGGGCATGATTTACGTTATGCACTTGATGGAACAAAGATGGCAGATATGGGATGGAAGCCAAGTAGTGCATTTGATAAACTTGAAAAAGTAATTCATTGGACTTTAGATAATAATAGGTGGCTGGTTAATGGTTAATGTGTGCAGTCTGGAAACACAATTTAAAGATTTTTCTAAAAAAAAGCCTTTTAATTATTGTGTTATAGACAACTTTTTAGATCAAACAGTTGCTGATAAGGTAGCACAAGAATTTCCTAATTTTAATTCTAAAAGTTATAACGGTAATTATGATAACGAAATTGAATTAAAGAAGACATGTAATGTTTGGGATAAATTTTTGCCTAATACTTATAAATTATTACACGAATTAAATTCTCCTGAATTTATTAAAATTATTTCAGAACTTACAGGATGCAATGATTTATATTCTGATCCAGGATTACATGGCGGTGGTTGGCATACACATCCTGCAGGCGGAAAGTTAAATCCTCATTTAGATTATAGTATACATCCAAAGTTAGGACTACAAAGAAAATTTAATTTGTTAATTTATCTAACACCTGATTGGCAAGAAGAATGGGGCGGACACTTTGGACTTTGGGATAAAGACAAAAATTTAAAAGAAAAAATTGCTCCTTTATTTAATAGAGCAATCTTTTTTGATACTACGCAGGATAGCTGGCATGGCCTTGCAACAGAAGTTAATTGCCCAGTTGATAAAACACGTAATAGTATTGCAGTATATTATCTAACACATCCTGATAAAGATGCAGACAAAAGACAGCGAGCATTATTTTTGCCAACAGATGCTCAAAAAAATGATAAAACAATATTAGACTTAATTGAACGTAGAAGTAAAGTTACTGGTACTAATGTTGAGGAATGGGTAAGGAAATGAATTTTATTTTTGAAGATCTTTCACAAAAATTAAATGTACAAAATTGTAAAGATGTTAATCCGTCTACAATTAAAAGATTTCCAGCAAGTCCTCTTATTGGCACACTTGCAAGATATAAAACTTTAAAATGGAAATTTAATAATTTTTCTCCAGGAGAAGTTGTTTTTGATACATTTAACAACAGAAAAAAATATAAAAAATATGTAATTCCGGTTGGAGTAACACATGCTCCTTGGGACTGGTGTGGGTTTAAAGATTTAGATAAATTATATGATAGATCAATGGTAGATCGTTATACTATTTTTTATTATCTGCATCCTAAAATTTTAGGTGCAATGAGAAAACAAAAAGCCTTTTTATTATTAGATCAGTCTCACGAAGGATATCATACTGACTGGTTGTTTGATTGGTTTCATGATGCATGTAAAAAATACAATTTGCCACCATCACAAATTATATATGTTACGGGTAATATGGCAGTTGAAGCACAATATAAAGAATATTGTAATTTAAACAATATTACAGAACAAATGTGTGTAATTCCTAATATTCAATTTGAATCCTTTATACAAGATAGTGCTAAAAAACAACAAGATGTATTACCAACAGTTGATGATCATATTGAATACAAGTCTGCTAATTTAGACAATATCAAAACATATAACTGTTTTCAAAAAAGAAATAGACCACATCGTATTTGGATGTTTCATAAGTTAGTAGAAAATAATTTGTTAGATGATGGCATAAACAGTATGAATTTTTTTGTTCGAGGAAATTCTCATTATGAAGGCAAGGTTCTTACAGTTGATGAGTATAATAAATTAGCGCCTTTACTTCCAATGTATCCAAGAAAAGATTTAAACGATCTAAAAAGAAAAGAATTTGAAGGGCCTATGGGAGGACTTTTTGAAAGAGATTTGTATCATCAAGAAACACGAGATAGTTGGATAAGTGTTGTAAGCGAAGCATCTTTTGCTGAGAATACCTGTTTTATTAGTGAAAAAAGTTTTAAACCTGTTGCGGCTCGACATCCGTTTATAACATACGGAAATAAACATAGTCTTAAATATTTACATGAATTAGGATACAAAACATTTAGCGATTATTTTGACGAAAGTTACGACGAACTCGATACATGGGATAGATTAGAAGCAATTATTAAATTAATCAAAGAAATAAAAGAAATGCCAAACGATAAAAAATTAACATGGTTTAAATCAATGAAACCGGTATTAGACTATAATTATGAAGTACTTATTGATAATACAACTAAAAAACTTCCATCGTCGGTTTTAAAAATACAAGATCACGTAGGAGACTAACATGTATTTTAAATATATAGATAAAATAAACAAAGATTTAAAACGTACAAAAAAAGCAGTTATTAGTTTAGGTTGTTCTTTTGTTGAAGGACAAGGAGCAGTTGATCAAGACTTGTATGAAAGTTACGATTGGCATATGGATAAAACAGGTATTCCAATGGCTCCAAAACTTGATAGTAATGCTAAGAAACAATTAGTTAAAGATTATCCAGAGCTTGAACTTAAAGGAGATCAGATTGATTGGACAAACATGGAATATAAAAATTCTTTTGTAAATGTTTTATGTAAAAAATATTTAAAGAAAGAATATACGCCAATTAATTTTGGCTTAAGAGGAAGAGGAAATAGAGCATCAATTAGATCTTTATATCTTTGGCCTGATATTGATTGGCATCATGCTAAAGAAATTATAGTAATTTATATGCCAAGCGGACAAGAAAGATTTGATCTTGCAAATGATGAGTTTAATGAACATGGACAATTTCATTGTATGTGGCCACATTATAGGGATCAACCTTCGGGCTCTAAAAGAACTCTATGGCAAGGTTATGCTGAAGCAGTATATTCTGAAAAGTCTGCTGTTTTAGAACAAATTGGAAATGTTATTGAGTTAAAAAATTGGTGTATAGCGAATGATGCAAAATTAATTATTACTCCAGGGTTTGATAAAAATTATACAAAAGAAAAATTTAATTTAATCCTACAAGATTACAGTGTTCGAGACGGAGGACAAAATATAACTTATTATCAGTCAGCCTCTGATAGTAAAGCCGCTGTAGAAAAATTAAAAGCTAATCGTCACGAAGGTCATTTAGAAACACTTAAAAAACTTGTAGATCAATGGCCTTGGGATAAAATGTTCTATCCTGATGGTTGCGAAACTTTTATGGATCTGTGTTTAAAGAAAGAAGGCATCTTTAATAAAGGTTTTTGGGATTATAACGGTAAAGGAACAAAGAATCATTGGGTAACAGTTTGTTGCCATCCAAGTGCAAAAGCACACGATTTGTATGCAAAATTACTTGGAGAACATATTAATGCATGAATGGCCGCAAGCCCCTGTAGAGGTTCCTGAGTATTATACTGATAAAGAGCTGTTAACTTATAAATGGTTAACGTTGTTTGATCACGATAACCCTAATGTCCTTACTAATAAATTTTCGTCAGGTGACACATACGAATTGTTTCAACAAAATCTACAAACACAGCCTGAAGATTGGCACTATAGAACTAAAAAAGTTGAATACATAGTAAATTCTAAAGGATACCGAGCACCAGAATTTGATAATATACCTTGGAGAGATTCTATAGTTGTATTTGGGTGTTCAATGACTGCTGGTATTGGAGTAGCAGAAGATGAAACAATTACTCACTATCTAAGTAAAAAAGCAGATCGGCCTGTTATTAATTTAGGTGTTCCAGGCGCGGCATTAGACTTTACATTAACTAATAATTATCTATTAAGAAAAAATTATCCTAAGCCGTGGGCAGTTATTAATTTGTTTACAAATACACACCGACTAACACGTTACAAAAAAATGCATCCAGAGTTTTTAGGATTATGGTCTAAAGATGATCCGTATTGGTCTGGATTTTTTGAAAACGAATATAATCCTATTATGTCAGCAATGTTCAAGATAGATCAAATTAAATGGATGTGGAGTAGTACAAAAACTTTTAATGCATCGTATTTTGATGATGCGGCATACTACGGAAAATGCCACAAATTAGAGTTTGGTAATACTGCAAGAGATTTAACACATTGCGGCCGTCTTGACAATAAAAGAAATGCTTCTTTAATTTGGTCATACTTACGAAACACTTGACAAAAATAAGGAAAGATGTTAAAGTAGTAAAATGTACGATATTGTCTTTATTAGTTATGGCGAAGCATATGCAGAAGATAATTGGAATTTGCTAAAAAGTAAGTTTCCAACAGCAAAACGTGTTGACGGCGTAAAAGGTATACACCAAGCACACATTAAAGCGGCTAAAAAATGTTTTACTAAAATGTTTTGGGTTGTTGATGCTGACGCACAATTAGTAAACGACTTTAACTTTGACTATGAAGTAGACGAATATAATTTAGAAACTGTGCATGTTTGGCGTAGTATTAACCCTATTAACAATTTAGAATACGGTTATGGTGGAGTAAAATTACTTCCACGCAAACTTACTATCAATATGGATTTAAGTAAACCTGATATGACTACAAGCATATCAGATAAATTTTGTGCTGTAAATCAAATATCAAATATTACTGCTTTTAATGCAGATCCGTACAGTACATGGCGCAGTGCATTTAGAGAATGTGCTAAACTATCAAGCAAAACGATACAAGGACAAGTAAATGAAGAAACAGACGCAAGGCTTAACACATGGACTACAGTCAGCAATGGAAACTTTGGTGAATATGCGATACGAGGTGCTCGGGCTGGTATGGAGTTTGGCATTTCTAACAGCGATAATCTTCAGTTAATTAACGATTACGATTGGCTATATGAACAATTTCGAAAACATACCATGGAATAATATAACAAAGTTTGGTCAAAAAACTTTATTAGATACTGACTTGTTTACAGTATCTTGGATTCTTGCGAGATTTTGTAACTATAATTGTAGTTACTGCTGGCCTTATGCAAGATCAAGTACTCCTGATCATCAAGATTTAGAATTATATAAACGATCTCTTACTGAAATAAAAATGCAAGCAAGAGAAAACGGATTTAATAACTTTCATTTCAGTTTCAGCGGAGGTGAGCCAACAGCCTATAAATACTTTGGGGAGCTCATAGAGCATTACTGTAGTGATACAGCACCTGAATATCAAAGTATACATATGACTACTAACCTAAGTCCAGGAAGTAAATGGTGGAACAAATGGTTAGAAACAACTAAGACTCTGCAACGCAGAAGTATAACTGCAAGTTACCATGCAGAGTTTGCTAACGAGCAAGAGTTTGGAGACAAATGCTTGCAATTAATGAAAGGAGGAACCTATGTTACAATCAATCAAGTTATGGTTCCTGAAATTTTTGAAGATCTTTACGAAAGGCTTGAACGATTTGCCGCCAGAGGTATTAACGTCACTCTCAAGCCACAGTCCGATCCTACCGCCAGCTACGTGGTACATGGATACACTGATGAACAAATACAAAAAATGCGAACCGGATTCCCACAACAAGTCGGAAAAGTCCAAGTCGCCCAAGTTGCGCTCTACGACGATAAAGGAATAGAGTACGAATTAGATCAAGCAGAACGTTTTAATGCGTTTGGCTTTAATAAGTTTCAAGGGTGGACTTGCAATGCAGGTTACCAAGGAATAGTTATACGTGAAAACGAAGTAAAACGTAGTTACAGTTGTCACGAAGAACCTTTGGGTACATTATCTGAAGGATTTGAAATATTTAAAGAGCCCCAAGCATGTGTTACACCAAGTTGTGTAAGTTCAGCAGACAGTAAACTACCAAAGGTAAAAGAAAATGTTAAAATTAGTTAATGACGATTGGACATTAGGTTATGTAAAAGACGATCCAGTACGTCCTCATTTGCCAATGCATTGGCGGACAGTAAACGGTAGAGAAGTTTACTGTTTAATAGACGACGAAGAGTTTGTTGCTCGTGCAGTTGTTTGTGTTGCATATACTAACGGTGTTGTTATTACAGAAGAAGAACTAAACAACACTGATAATCCTAATACAGCAATGTTTTATACTGTATGGAGTTATGATAAAGGTGCCGGCAGAGAAATTATTTTTAGTACAGCAGAAAAAATACAACAAGAAAAGCCTCACATCAAAAGATTTTGCACACTAAGTCCGTTAACTGAAATGGCAGAAAAGTTTCATTTGCGTAATGGTGCAAAATTTTTACGTAAAGGCAAAACCTGTCAAAATTTTGAATATAAATTATGAAAATTGAAATAGAAGATATATTGTTTTGGATGGACGCTATCCGCGATAGCGAAGATAGGTATCGTACATTAGAAAGTTTTTGGAAAGGCCAAATAAAAAGTAAAGTCTGGCTTACAGAAGCA